CGCAAGGGCCGGGTAAAGATTGTCAGCAGAACTTACCGACAAGTTCGAGTTCTAAGTCCGCCGCGAGTTGGTCGAAGTTTTCCACCTTAACACAACGGCAGCCCTTTCCCGGTTCGTACCCGTCCGGCACGCCTCGTGCTGACCACCAGTGCCAGGCGTAGGTGAAGACCTCGTCGGGACGTTCACCGACAAACTGATAGGAATTACCCGGCCTGCCGAACCACTCAAGACCTTCAACCGTGCCGATCAACTGTTTAAGGCGCTTGCCTAGATGGCCCTTGCTTAGGGGGACGTTAAGCCCAGCCCGGCCGATCATGTAAAGGGCTTGCGAATAACGTTTCGAGCTTTCCGGGCGCAAGCCCTTGCGGTCGCCGACGTAATTGTCAATAACACCCCGGGCGGTGCGTTTTACCTGCTCGCGCCAAATTGCTTTGAGGATATCCGCGTCCGAAACTTTCATTGATTCACCCACACTTCTGCCACATCGGAGCAGGCCACCACCAATGACATTTGCCGCACCACTTCGCCCGCCTCGGCCTGGGCGTGCCCATCGGCCCGCAGGTCGTGCAGTCGCTTCAACGTGGCGAGGCTGTACGTGAAGTACCCCTGAGTCTCCATCGCCTGCAGGAGCGCCCAGCGCGCTTGCTCAGGCGCCACGCCGATGCGGATCATCGCAGCGTATGCGAACCGGCTGACCTCACGCGCCACGGCGAACAGCGCCTGGACCGCGTACTGGCGCCACCCGAGCAACGCACCGCCACTCCCTTGCTTGATGTTCCCGGCAGGCCGTGCGCGCCACACTGCCGGCGTATCGAACGTCGGAGCCTCGTCGACGTAGCGGCGGCTCACCTCGTTCAGCGCCAACCCAACCATGGTTTTCTGAATCTGCCGCACGACCGGGATCGGCGCGGTGAGGCGGAACGTCACGTCGATGAACCGGGGGTTTTTCTCGCGGGAGTCGTCAACGCTAAAACCCTCGTTGAACTCATCAAGCTTCATACTTTCCGACAGCCCAAGTACGGACGCTTGCTCAGGGAACCGTGCCAGCAGCGCTGCCGTGACGCCCCGGGCGGCCAGGCCTGCTATTCGGCGCTTACGCAGTAATTGCACCCAGCCCCAAACGGAATGCCGTACCTTAAGCACCTGACCGTGGTCAAATTCGTAGACCATGCCGGCTAGGTCTGTTTCGTCGCACGCCCATAGCTGCAGCGCGCCACCTTGCAAAACGATCGTCATCCGCGCATGAGTGTATGGCGTGAAGTGGTTTTCCCGCGCCAGGTACGCCAGCAGCCGCCGGTCAGTATCCGGATCGAACGTGCCGTGATGCTTGGCCATGCTCACGCGGGCCGAGTTGACGGCGAGCAGGTCGCCGTTGCTGCGGTCGATCAGTTCGACTTTCATCAGTAGGTTCTCTTTTGTCCAGGCTCAAGCGGCCAGTGTTTTTCGGTTTTGCAGCCGGTGCAAAGTTTCGTGTCGGTGCTGTGCATAGGCACCAGGTGTTCGCCCGGGCAGCACGTCGAGGGTTTCGCAGCCGCCGGAGCGCTGCGCAGGCACTCAATAGCCGCTGCGATCAGGACTTTGTTCCCGATACTCACTCCCGGCCACTGGGCTGACTCAAGGGCTGCGGCTATTTGCTCAGGGGTGGTTTTCACAATACTCGCTCCTTCGTATGGCCACAGTGGCCGCAATACCAGTAGTGCCCGCCGAACCGCATCGGTTTCATGTGGCAGCGCGGCGGCTCTGGCGCCTCACAGCCGAGCAGTTCGCGGGTGTTGTCCAGCAGCTGCCAGGCGCAAGCCAGCACGCGGCTGTCGTTCGGCAAGGCCGCCAGTGCTTTCAGTTTCGGGCGGTGCTCATAGGGTGCCCGTGGCCGGATGCGCCGCGCAGTGTCGCGGAGCGCCTGAGCCGTTCCGTGGAACTTGAGCGCGAGCGCCATGGTCAGCACCACATCGAGCGAATTGAGCGGCGTGCTGTGAGTGTTTCCGTGTTTCATGATTTGCGGTACCCCGCGTCGTAAAGCCTTGCGGCTTGGTCATAGCTGACGGGATAGTCCACGCCAGGAGCGCGGGTCAACTCGCGCATTTCAGCAATGGCGGCCTCCCGATCGGCGGAGCCGAGGGGCCTAAAGTCCTGGCAGGGCGCCACCTCGGCCTCCACGTCGTCCCCGTCAGTGCTCGAACTGTGCACACCGAAGCCTAGGTGGTGCGCAAGAACGGTTGTTACCTTCCACTCTCGGTTCACCCAGGTTTGCACCTCACACACCGTACCGACTGGCGGCAACCCCTGACCGTCCCAAGCAACCATCGACACGACAACGCCATGGCGCTCGACGTCGGCTTTCAGGACGTACGCGCTCGACTCCTGCACGTACCGGTCACCGCCATCGCGGTAAATCTCGCCGCTCCAATCGCGGCCCGGCCAGTTCAAAATGTACTTGTATTCAGACATCGTCTCGTTCCTCAGTGATCTGGCCGCAGGTCCGGCACTCATACTCGCCCGAGGCGATTCGGCGGTACTCATGGTCACAGAACACGGATTCAGCCCGGTTGCGGCACCAAGTCAAAGCCACCGACAAGTCGCCCTCGTCGCCGCGCTGCGAAAAATGCCCCAGCGTCAGCCCGCCCGATTCAGCTTCTTCGATCAGCCCGCCGATGTACGCGTGCAGTAATTTCAGTTCGGTAAGCATACTGTCGTTTCCTCTGTAAGAATGGGCGCAATATACGCCCTGTTAATTCTATCGTCAAACAAAAGCGGCCACGCGGACCGCCTTTAATTACTCGACCAGGGCGCGCAGGTCGGTGAAGTGGTAACGCACGGTCGAACCGGCCACGCCAATCTCTTTAGCCACACGGCCCGAGGTAATCGTCTCGCCCCGTGCGTGCAGCTCGCGCACAGTGGCGATGATCTGTTCGCGGCGGCCAATGGCAGGCGCGGGCGACTCGCCCAGCACGGACAGGTCGGGGTAGTACGTGCGCACCAGCACGTCAGAGCAGTTGCACGCCCGGGCCAGCGCCGAGTACGTCAGATCCTTGAAACCCATAGCACGGGCCGCCTCGTGAATCTGCGCGCGGCGGTCGTCGCCCGACATGCGCGAGCCGGTGAAACCGCGAGCCCTCAACCTAGCCCACACGGCGGACATGCGTACACGCTTCTCGGCCCACTTCTCGGACCGGCCGAAATAGGCGCCAAGGGCTGCCAGGGTAACGCTGTCGAACCCCGACCGTTCGGCCAGGGTCTCGGCGGCTTGCAGCATCTGCTCGGTTGATACGTCGGTTGGCGGCACCGGTGCGCCTACGGCGGAGCGCAGTTCCTCGGGCGTGATGAGCCGCACAAGCTGGTGGCGCGTGATGCCAAGTTCTCGGGCCACCGCCGCCTGTGTCGGTCGTTCGCCCACACGCTGGGCGGCGGCTAGCACGTCGTCGCGGGTGATGGTCATAGATAACGTCTCGTTGGTTAGTACATTAGGGCGCATTGTGCGCTTGTTTGGCGCTATTAGTCAATTCCGTAAATCCTCCGCTGGGCGATCTTGAAGTACTCCGGGTCACGCTCAATGCCGATGAAATCCCGGCCGGTGTTGTTACACGCGACACCCGTCGTGCCCGAGCCCATGGTGTTGTCTAGCACCGTCTCGCCTTCGTTGGTGTAGGTGCGGATTAGGTACTCCATCAGCGCTACAGGCTTTTGGGTCGGGTGGACGTGATCCTCTTCCTTATCGAAATTCAGGATCGTATGCGGGAACCCTGTCTGTGCCATGTATTCTCGACCCACCTGATTAGGGCGAGCGCCTGTCAAGCTAGAGTGTGAACCTTTAGCAGCCACTTTTTTTAAGGCCGGCGTCTGTAACGCCCTGGGGGTTGTAAGTCATGCGCTTTTCGCCCAGTTGAGCAGCGTGGCCCATCTTACCTTTTGAGAAAACTAACACGTCCTCATGCTTCGCCATTGGCCGGTTCTTCGCATGCTGAGGGCCAGTAGGCCGGTTTTTAACCCAGACCGAGGCGTGCTTAAAGAGGTCCAGCGCAGGCGCAGTGATAGCCGTAGTGAAAGGCTGGTTTGCGGTAAGTACCACTGTCCCAGTGGGGGTAAGAATTCGACGGTACTCTGCCCACAGCAGGTCTACCGGGATCACTGCGTCCCACGCACAGGCCGTTGTGCCGTACGGCAAATCGCATAGCACCATATCAACCGACCTATCCGGGATCAGTTTCATCATTTCCAGGCAATCGCCCTGTAACAAAAACGCGGTCATTCCGGCAATTCCCCCGTGCTGAACACCGCCAGGCCGCCCTTGCTGCGGATCAGCCCGGCCCATGCGAACTGTGCTTTCTCGCGCTTCGAATCCTCGCCGGGTTTCCAGCCCGGGTGCTTCGCTTCGATCGAAACAAACTGGCCAATGGTCGTGCCGACGTGCGCCGGGGTGATCAGGACAGGACGCAGGCCGATCAGGTCTGCCGATTTAACCGCCTCGTTCATTTGTGCCGAGTCGTTGGCTAGGCCATACCGAACCCAGCGGGAAGGGCCTTTAGGAACATGGCCACATGCCTCGCACTTTTTCGACGGCTTAGCGTTATACGCCCCGACGTTATTCCGCCCGAGCCACCAGCCCCGACGGGGTGCCTCACGACGGATCAGCGACTGGGCGTAGTCTTCCATTCGGCCGTCAGGATCCGGCTCGCTGGCCAGCCCGGGTGGGAAGAACATCTGCTGCAGTTCGAGCAGCGCGGCGAACGGGATGTTGTGGCGCATGGCCCATTGATCGAACGGGGTCATTTTGTCACCTCGGTTAGTGTCTCAATGTAATCGGTCAGGCGGCCCAAGCGCTCCAGTTTATCCGGCGATGGGCGCTGCCCCATCGTGCGCAGCAGCTTGCGCTTATCGCCTTCCAGGAACTGCAGGAGCGACACGAGGTCAGGCATGCGTTCTCGCAACGTACGGACGGCTGCCCTGGTAACGCTGGGTCGACGGGCACGCGGCTTGTACCCGGCTTTCTTCAGGCGGTAGCGAATCACCTCAAGCGGCAAATTCAAGTCGCGCTTGATCTGCGCCATCGAATCGCCTGCATCGTAGCGGCGCTTGATTTCGGATGTTTCGATTGGGTGCGTCATGGCTTGCGCTCCAGGGCGGCGCGGGCTTGCCATCCAGTCCATGCCCCGTCATCGAATGCATTCCCGTATGCCTCAGGGTCGTAGTCGGCACGGGTTAATGGCCTGCCTATCTTCTTGAATTCGATTTCAAACGCCGCCCGCTCGTCGATCTCAACCGGCGCGCCGGCCTCTACGTTAAGCGCGCCACGCAATGCTGTAGCCATGGCGGAACACCAGTTAGAAGTCCCGTGTAGCAGCGCCTTGTGATCAACCTGCTCATATGCCTGCATCATGGTTTTCATGTTGATCGGTTGGGTAGCCGGCGCGCTCGGCTCTGCGCTGCCTGATAGGGCGGACTCTATTGCATCCCAACAAGCATGATCCTCGTCTGTTGGATCAGGAACGTTCCACTGTTTGCCAATTCGACGCAGCAGCGCATGCGCCTCGGCAAGTTGGGCGCGCAGGTCTTCTGCTTCGCGCTTCCAGCTATCGCCAGCTTCAATTTCAGTGCGCAGGCAGTTGCGCAGCCGCTCAACCTCGCCAGGGTCGGCGTGGGGGTGCAGCGGGGTCTCAAACCCCTCACCCATAAGCGGCTTAAGCTGATTGGTGCATATCGCTCCAGAGGCTCTGTCAAGCCACGCCACCGGCTCACCCTGCACAGGACGGCTAAACAGCGGCCCAAGCTTGGCGATTTCGTCGAGGCAGGCGTTCCATACCAGATAGCGCGGCAAGAGTTGATGGCTTTCCCCATTTTTTGGCGGATCGAGACGCTCAGGAAGCGCCACCGGCTCGCCCTGGTGCTGCTGGGCTGGAGCAACCTTCAAAGCCTGTCCCCAGCGTAACTTCATGACGTTGTTCTTTTCGGAGTCGCCATTCGTTAGCTCGTCCAGCATTTCGCGTGTCAGCTTACGCGGCACCATCACAAATTCATCACTCATTTCGATAACCCCGTTCGTTAATATTGAGCGCACATTACGCCCCGTTTAATAGGCTGTCAATCTTTCCGCGCAACTTCTCGGCGTCCGCACGTTTCAGTGACGCGGCGGTCAGCACGTCAATACCGAACGTCGCATAGAACCGGCGCTGAATCTGCGTGTCGGACTCGCCGCGCGCCCGGTACTTGCCACCGAACCGCGCCATGGCGTCGTCCAGTTCTGCCAGTGCCTCCAGTTTCTCGCGGTGGCGGTTCACGTTGGCCGAGGCCATCGTGTGGTTCATGCGCCCATGCTCGCCGCTGGCGATCGCCGACCGGTAATGCTCGATGCTCTGCCGGGCCTCCAGGTAACTGGCCCGGATCGCAGCCATGGTCTCTTCGTCAAGCAGTTCCAGGTCGCCCTCGACCTCGGCAGGGTCGCGTCGGCCTTTAGGCTCAGGCATGTACCCGCAGAACTCACAGCAACGCAGGAACGCCTCGTACGGCTGGGCGCACGGTATGCCCGTCTCGGTCGCGTGGCCGTGCTCCAGCAGCTGCTCGTTCGTCCAGCCCGCCTTACGCCAGGCGTCCCAGCCGATGCCGGGTTTAACGAGAGCCAGGCCGGGGTTCGTGCAGGCTCGTAGCGGGATCGCGTCACTGTCCGATGCGCCCGAGCCGCTACCGCCTTCAAGCGACCAGATGTGCGGCTTGTCCGGCAGACCGTGCGTGACGATGTTGTTGGCGTGGTCGATGATCAGGCCGAAGGGCTTCATACTGGCCGCGATACGCTCCAGTCGGCCCGCGTCGGTCAGGTCGTCGTACCCGGTGTAGTCGACCAGTAGGCGCAGGACCCGGCCGCACCACTGCAGGTAGCGACCCAAGCTGGCGGTCTTGGTGCCGAGAATCACGACCTCGATCGCCGGTAAATCGTAGCCCTCGCCGAAGAGGTCCACGTTTACCAACATTTTCAGCTCGCCGCGCTCGAGCCGGTCTTTAGCGTCCGACCGAATCTCGTCGTCGGTGGTGCCATCCAGCGCCAGGGCGGGTACGCCCGCTGCGGTGAACCGCTCGGCCAGTTCCTCAGCGCGCTTGATGCTGGACACGAAGCACACGCCGCGTTTACCAGGTGCATATTTCTGGTACGTCTCGACGATATCGCCGAGCAGCCCGCTGTGTTCCTCGGCGGCGACCAGTTGGGCGGCGACGTACTCACCGGACGCGCCGATCTTTACCTGCTCATAGTTGACGCTGACTTTCGCGCATACGACCTTGAACGGGGTCAGATACCCCATGCCGATCAGGTCGCCCGTACCTGGCCCCTCGACCATAACGTCAGCCATGCCGTCGTAGCCCGGCAGGCGCTCGCCCTTCGCGTCGAACTTGCGCCCCAAGCCACGGCCATCGCCCCGGCACGGTGAGGCGGTGGGTAACAGCCAGCGCTTGCAGCCGGGCAACAGGCCCATACCGCGGCCCCACTTGTTGTCAAAGGTAACGTGATGACTTTCATCGATCGCCCCGAGCGTGACCCGCTGGAGCCAAGCGCGGTGGGCCTTGCCGAGGGCACTGGTCGGGGTGTTCAGCAGGGTATCGATGCCGGCGACGCCCAGCTCGGCAGTCGGGTCGTAATGGCAGACGCCGTGCTTTTTGAGCAGCAGTTTCGTGATGATCGCGATGGTTTTCTTCGGCGCCAGGATGCGGAACCGCAGGCCGGCTTTGTTCAGCGATTCGCATATCTGGCCAACCAGTTCCTGGCGGTGCGCGACGAGCATACCCGCGCCGATGTGCTGGCTAAACACGCCGGACAGCACGACCGTCTTACCACCACCGGTGGCGAGCACGGCCATTACGTTTTCAGCCCCGGCCTGCCACGCAGCGTAAATCCGCGCGATGAGTTCTGCCTGGTACGGGCGCGGTCGTATCGCCGCAGCGAGCGGCTTTAATAGAAACGGTGCGTTCATAATTTCCGTTCGGTAGGTGTTGACAGGTGGCTAACCTTACCGCACTATGCGCCCCGTAGCAACTAATCAACCACGGAGAAACACCCCATGCAATTCACCGTTGACACCCGTAACGCCACCGCCTTCGAACTGAACGCACTGGCCGAGTTCGTGCAGAAACTGGCCTCCGTAGCACCCGAGAAGTTCGCAGAAGGCTGGGATGTGAAACGCTCGGCTAGCGGGGCGGTCATTGCCTCGGGCCCCGGCGCGCTGCCAGTTGCGGTGGCCGAACTGCTGACCCCGAACGCCCAGGCGGCAGATGCGGTGTTTACCCCCGCCATGGGAAACGCTGCAAGTGGTGCGCCGGATCTGCCGCAGGCTGCTGGGCCTGCACCGGAAGTTCCGCCTGTCCCTGGGGACACCCCGCCGGCCGTTGCAGCTGCGCCCGAGTCCACCAACCCGCCCGCTGTGCCTGCGGTTCCTACGTCGGTGCCTGCCGCTCCTGCCTCGACAAGCGCGGCGGACCCAGTCGGTGGGCAAGTTGAACTTGACAGCGCCGGGTGCCCCTGGTCTCCGCTGATCCACACCAGCAACAAGGCGACTATCGGTGACGGCACCTGGCGGAAAAAGCCAGGCGTCGATCCGGCCTACTTCGAGTCGGTGCGCAACGAACTGATGGGAAAGCCGAGTGCCGATACTGCGACGGAACCGGCTATTTCTACTCCGAGCCCGACTTCGGCCCCTGCGTCTGCCGTTCCTGATGTTCCCGAAGCCCCGGCCTTGCTGACCGGTAACGACGTGATGGCCCGCGCTATGGAAATCCAAATGGCCGACGGCACCAAATCTGCCGCGCTGTTCCAAGCGATCCAGGGCGCCGGTATCTCCGCTGGCCCGATGGGGCTGCCGGGCACTACCGACCAGGTGCTGCTCGCTGCCGCACTGGCCGCCGTCAACGCTGTCGGTGCTCAGTGACAGCCCACGCTCGCCATGCTCCGAGTTCCGCCGACCGCTGGGTGTACTGCCCGGGGTCGGTAGGCCTTGCCGAGCAATTCCCCGACATTGGCGACGGGGAAGCCGCAGCCGAGGGCGACGCGGCGCACTGGGTAGCGTTTCAGATGCTGACCGTTGGCACCCCTGCTATCGGCACGCTCACGCCCAATGGCTGGGCCGTTGACGAGGCGATGATCGACGGCGGTCGCGAATACTACAACCACGTTTTCCGCACGGTAAACCAGCTCAAAGGTATGAGCGTGTGCCGCTTCGAGCAGCGCGAGCAGATGCCTAGCCTCGGTGTTGACGAGAGCACGGGCGAAATCCTGGTGTTCGGCACCCCAGACGGCACGTACTTCGACGGCACCGTGCTCCACGTCTTCGACTACAAGTACGGGCACCTGGAGGTCAGCCCGGTTGAAAACTGGCAGTTGGCTTGCTACGCGGCTGGCGTACTGGACCGCCTCCGCGCCGAGGGCAAAGCGAACCAGTGGATCGAGCAGGAGCTGCCCGTCGTGTTCCACATTATCCAGCCGCGCTGTTACACGGCTGGCGGCCCGATCCGTACCTGGGATACGACCACTGGTGCACTGCGGGCAATGTGGAATCGCCTGCGTGCAGCGGTAATGGATCAGACGCATACCCGAGTTGGTGAAAACTGCAAGTACTGCCCAGCGCGCCGAGGCTGTGCGACGTTCAAGCGGGCCAGTGATGGGGCGAAAGCCTACGCCGGTACCGCTATGCCGCTCGGTCTGACCGGGCACGACCTGGCGACCGAACTGATGTGGGCCGAGCAGCAGCTGGCGACGCTGCAAGCCCGGGTGGCCGCGCTGGCAGAACAGGCCGAACACGAAATCACGACCGGGCATGCCGTTCCAGGTTACGAAATGCGGCGCGGCAACGGCTCCGAGAAATGGAAAGTGGCGCCCGAGAACGTTGCCGGTTTCGGTGACTTGCTGGGCGTCGATTTCCGCAAGCCCCTGGCCGTCGATACGCCTGCGCAGTGCCGCGACAAATTGAAGAAAAAAGGTGTTGACGGTGCGCTAATCGCGCCGTACATTGAGCGCATTCCGGGCAAGCTGAAGCTCGGTGTTGCAGACTACTCCCTCATACAGAAGGCATTCAAAGCATGACCACTCAAGTACAAGGTGTTGACTACGAAGTTACCGGCCTGGGGCGCATTGTTCAGGGTGACCTGGAAACCCTGTCGAACAAAGACGCCCAAGGCAACGTGAAGCTAGTCAAATCCGGCCCGAACAAGGGTCAGGAAGCCGCACCGGAAAACTTCTTTGCTGTTGCGTTCCCGAAGATGGTGCAGGCCCCCCAAGGTCACCCCCAAGCCGGCCAGATGATCCCCAACCCGGATTTCGCGCGCTGCAAGGCGTACCTGGAAAAATGTGGTAAGGCTGGCTGGCCGACCTTCTGGCCGAACAACTCGCCGACCTGCGTGAACCCGAACTTCTCTTTCAAGATCACCGACGGTGATGGTTACGACAACAAGGGTATCCATAACGCGACCAAGGAAGGTTTCGCCGGCTGCTGGGTTTTGAAGTTCAGCAGCCAGTTTTTGGCTAAGCGTTTTTACCAGGGCCGCTACCAACCTCAGGACCAGATCACCGAACCCGGCGTTATCAAGCGCGGCGATTATGTGCGCGTGATCTTCACCTCCGAAGCTAACAAGTCAACTGAAAGCCCGGGCGTATTCGTGCGGGCGTCCAGCGTCGAGTTGTGCCACATCGGCAATGCCATCGTTAGTGCCTCGGTGGCCGGCCCCGACGCTTCGGCCGGTTTCGGCGCCGCCCCTGCGGTTTCCTACGTCCCTCAGGGCGCGAGTGCCGTTCAGGTGCCGACCGGGCAAGCCCCCGCAGCTGCGGCTTTCTCCGCGCCACCGGCTACGCCCGCACCTCAGCAGCAAGCCCCCGCAGTACCTGGCCATCAGCCCGAGCCGTACAGCGGGTATATCCCGGTGCCGGAGCAGGCACCCGCAGTACCGGCCGCGCCAGTTGCTCCGGCATGGCCGCCAGCCGGCTGGACCCAGCACCCTCAGAACCCGCAGTATTGGTATATGGGCAATGAGGTGATCACCGAAGCGGAACTGCGCGCCCGTCAGCAGTAACTCCAACGGGTCGCCTTCGGGCGGCCCTTTTACTATCCGGGGAGGGTAAAACAATGGGCCCACGTTATTTCATCAACCGCGAGTCCCGCCTGGCGCGCATTTCCTACGACCGGGAAATCCGGGGCTTTGAAGAGGTAACTCGCGAACAATTCGAGCAGTTCCGCGCCGAGAATCGCGCATGGTTTGCGCAGCAGGTGGCAATGTGAGTATCCCACCGCTGCCTACTGGCGTGCCGGCGTTGCCCCAGCACGCCCTGTGCGCAACCCTCGATATGGAAACCTACAGCGAGGCCGGTTACCGCTGGGACGAAGAGAAACGGGCCTGGCTCGGTCCGGAAGGGTCGAATGCCAAGGGCCTCGGCGCGGTCGGTTCACGCAAATACGCCGAGCACCCGACCGCCGAGGTGCTGACCTTTTCCTACAACTTGCCGAACGGGCTGAAAGGCCGCTGGGTCCCGGGCCAACCATGCCCGCCCGCCCTAGCCGCCCACATCGCTCGCTCAGGTCTGATCGAAGCGCACAACGCCATGTTCGAACGGAACTTGTGGACTTTCGTCCTCGTTCCGAAGCACGGGTTCCCGCCGATCAACCCGGCCCAGTGGCGCTGCAGCATGTCGAAGGCCCGAGCCGCTGGGTACCCCGGCGCCCTGGCACAACTCGGCGCGGCAATGCGCCTGAACATCCAGAAAGACAAACGTGGCGCCGATCTGATCAAGCTACTCTGCATGCCGCGCAAGCCGACAAAAGCGGATCAGCGTCTTCGCATCCTACCGAGTGACGACCCCGAGGCGTTCGAAGGGCTGCAAAGCTACTGCGACACCGACCGCGACACGGAACACGAAGCGTCGAGCAAGCTGCCGGACCTGATTCCGTCCGAACTGGCCTACTGGCAGGCCGACCAGGCGGTTAACTTCCGCGGCCTCGGCGTCGACCTGCCGCACGTTGAAGCCGCCTGCGAGATTGTGAACCAGACCCTAGCCCAGTTCGGCGCCGAGTGTGAGCGGCTAACCGGCGGTATCGGTCCGAGCAAGGTGCAAGCCCTGGCTGGCTGGTGTACCGCCATGGGCGTACGCATGGAATCGCTCGACGCTGAATCGCTTGAAACAGCGCTCAAGCGTACCGACCTGCCGCCGGTGGTTCGGCGCGTGCTGGAAATCCGCCAGCTCACCGGGTCGGCTAGTGTGAAGAAAGTCTTCGCCATGCGCTCGTTCTGCTCCGACGCGGGCCGCCTGCACGACCTTTTCATCTACCACGGTGCCCGTACGGGCCGCGACACGCACGCTGACGTGCAGCCGGGTAACTTGCCCAAGGCCGGGCCGAAAGTCCGCCAGTGCGGCGACATGGGCTGCCAGCGGTGGTACGGCGGCCACGGGGACAACTGCCCGTGGTGCGGTGCGTCTTCGGCTTTTTCAACTGCGCTTGAGGACTGGAAATTTGAGGCCGTGGCTGACGCCCTGGCCGCTATCGCCACCCGCAGCGCTGCAGCCGTGCAGTACGTCTTTGGTGATGCCCTGCTCACGGTGTCCGGGGTCGTGCGGTCGCTGATCGTTGCGGCACCGGGTCACGACTTGATTTGCTCGGACTATTCGTCCATTGAGGCGGTCGTGATTGCCGAACTTGCCGGCGAGCAGTGGCGGATTGATGCGTTCGCACGGCGCGAGGATATCTACCTGCACGGCGCGGCGGGCGTGTCGGGTTTAACCTACGAACATTATATCGCATGGGCGAAAGAGCACGGCCGCAAGCACCCGGACCGCCAGAAGATCGGTAAGCCTGCCGAACTGGGACTGGGCTTCGGCGGCTGGATTGGCGCACTATTCGCATTCGGTTTTGACGGAACTGAGGACGAGGCCCGGGAGATTGTCCAGAAGTGGCGCGCAGCCTCGCCGATGATCGTCGAGCTTTGGGGTGGCCAGTTTCGGGGCACGCCTTGGGCGCCTACCTCGACGGAGTACTACGGACTTGAGGGGATGGCCGTACAGGCGGTGTTAAACCCGGGCCAGCGATTCACCTACCGGCTGATTTCGTTTGAAGTAGACCCAGTTGCCGACGTGCTGTATATGATCCTGCCGAGCGGTCGGCGTATCTCGTACCGCGAGCCGCGCCTAACGCACGGTTCGAAGCGCGAGGGCTGGGCTGCGGTCTACGAACTGACGTTCATGACCCATAACAGCAACCCGAAGATGGGCCCGCTGGGCTGGGTACGGATGCCAACCTATGGCGGGCGGCTGGCCGAAAACGCCACTCAGGCGGTCGCGCGTGACATTATGGCGAACGCCGTCGTGAACCTGGAGCAACGGGGGTACCCCGTCGTACTGCGCGTGCATGACGAAATCGCAAGCGAGGTGCGGAAGGACTTCGGCTCAGTCGAAGAGTTTGAGGCGATCATGCAAGACCTGCCCGCCTGGGCCAGGGGATGGCCCATCCGAGCGGCTGGCGGGTGGCGTGGCAAGAGGTATCGCAAGGACTAACGAGGCCAGGCGCGCTGGCATTCCTGGCGCGCTATTCGTTCTCGGTCAGCATACGCAGCCAGTTCTGCTGCAACTTCTCCAGCCCAGCTGCACACGTTGGCGAGCACAGCGCCGGTACTTCCGGCCCCGCCGGCGGCTCCCCCGTTCTTGGCATCGAGTCGCCCGATGGCGTCTCGCAGCGCTGTGCGCAGCCGCTCACGATCAGCATGCACCCGAGCAATAGTAACGCTCGCATCTTTCAGTTCCTCTTCACGTTGGGCCGCTGCGGCGGTCCGGGCGGCGGCGTAGTCGTCTTCCCGCTGGCGCACCGCCTGATCGTAGGCCAGTTGCGCGCGCTGCCAGTTCGCAGTGACCTCGGCGCGGCCATTGTGCAGGCCCTTGCCGTACAGCCAGAACGCTGTGAACACGATGACCGCCGCGGCCAGCAGGTGCGGCCAGTACCGGCGCAGCAGGTCAATAACCATTAGCTTTCATCGCATCGGCGTAGGACTCGGACCATTTGGCCCGCAGTTCGTCGGGCTGCCGGGCATAGGCGCCTGGCCGCCAGGTTCGCAGATACAGTTCCCAGGCACCCTGTTCGTCACCTACCGACGGCAATGGCTTAGGATCTGTGTAGTACAGCAGCCGAGCAAGGGCCGCAGCGAGTACAGGGTCCGTCTGGACAGCCGTGAATACTGCGTCGGAAGTCGGGACCACCCCTCGTTGACGGCACACCTCTCGGGCGTGGGCAGAGCTAGCGCGGTGGGTAAGGACACCCCGTACGCCGCCACCTTTCTCAAACTGGTAGTCACCCGCCGCCGGGCCGACCGGCTGAAGCTTGCCGTCGACCTTCACCAGTTGGCGGGGTGCGCGGTTCGGGTTCTCTTGGCGATTGGTCGCGTAGAGCAGAACGCGTGCTGCGGCGCTGCGCATTTTCGTGGGGGTCAGTGCGAGGCCGGCGTCGATATCTTCGAGCAGCATGACAGGCTCACTTTCGCAGTAAATGAACTGCCAGTATACGCGCCTTGATCCGTTGCCAATAGGTCTTCATCCACCAGTGGCGGATAGCCACGGCGGCCAGCGAGACGTTCAGGAGGGTCTGCGAGTGGGGGCCGGGGTCTGAGACGTAGGACAGGGCCGCCAGGGAGAGCAGCCCGTATAGCAGCTTGCCGACTATGCCGTCACTGACCCGTTTGCACAACAGGCACCACACGGCATGTATGACGAGCACACCAACGGCAATCAAGCTGAGCATTATTGGCCTCCATCGCCACCCATACGGGCTTTGAGTAGACCGATCAGGTCGAGGTTCCCAATGGCCTTGTAAATAGCAGACATGATGCCGCCGCCGAACGCGCCGACGAGGAACCCGACCGCGCCGATAAGCTCCGGTTTGATCGGGTAGAACTCCATGACTAGCGGCGTTGTGTACCAGCCGACCGCAAGCCCGGTGACAACGAAAACCACTCGTTGCCCCCAGGTCACGATTTCCTTCTGGAAAAATACACCTACTATTGCGCCGACCGTTACGGCGACAATCAATCCCCAGTCGTCTCTATTCATACACCCTCCTCGGTGGTGGCGAGGATTGTAGCATGCGTTAACTGGAGACTTTACCCTTGAGGCTGGTGATATAGATGTTCTTGGTCCCCGGATAGCCGTTGCCGACACGGTAGTTGCCCGCCGAGTAACTCAGTCCGATCTGGTTAGCCGCGGCCGGCCCTGAGACAAAATTCGCCTCGCCGATGATTTTCCGCACCAGGCCGCCACTCACCATGTACAGCCCGCAAGCCCCGTCAGCGTCGTCTACCAGCATGACCAGTCCGCCGCCACTCGGCAGGATCAGAGTGCCGCCGCCTACGATCGGGGTCGCACCCTTAGACGCGCCGTCGAAATCCCAGTCGGTTGCCGGTTTCGCATAAGACTTGACCGCCCCTGAGTCAGGGATGTTGCCGCCGGTCTGGCGATACGGGCCGGTTGCCCCGTCGTACAGACCGCCCAGTGGGTTACCCTCAAGGTTGTTCGACGAGATGATGAAGTCCTGACCCGCCCCGTTGTTAACCACGATGCCCCACTGGCCATTCGCGCCGAATTCCCCAGACGGGCCGGAGGTTACACCCAGAATCTTGAACTTGCTGACACCGCCAGCTACAGCAATTCCGCTGCTGGCGTTTGCCGAGCACGACCCGCCGATTACCGAAACGTTATTGGCCCCGACGTTCAGGAAAATACCGTTCAACAGGTTATTCGAAACGACGTTGTTCACCAGATCGGCTTGGCGAATAACACCTGTGCCGCCACCGAGCAGCACACCCCCTTGGTTGTGAGTGCAAACCCAGTTATTGGTCAAGGACAACAGATCGACTCGCCCGGTACCCTCCGGCACTACGTATACCCCGTAGCCGCTGGCGGTGTCCAGGTAGCTATTGCTGATGTGCAGCGCCTGCACGCGCTCACCGTTCCCGGGCGTAACGATCACGTCGTTGCCGCAGTACGCCGTGTTGAATCGGGTCAAGGTTATGTCGCCAGCCTGACGAATGTAGGCACCCGCAGCCGACTGGTTGGATGCCCCTTGACCGTTGCAGTACCAGTTGTCCAGGGTAACGTCCGCCGAAACGTTTAAAATAGAGAAATGATAGTTCTTGGCGTTCTCGCTTCTGAAGTTGTTCAGGTGCGTGGACTGGGAGGCCGCGCCGGTGATGCCCACATGGTTAAACCCGTTCCGAACCAGGATTTTATCAAGCCGCGTGTTGTAGGCACCTATCAAATTGATGTTGTAACCGGCCGTACGTGTGACCGAACTCGAGACCTCGAGCCCTGTGATATCCGCGCCACCCTGGATCGCGCCGGGGATAGTGCCGATTGCCAAAATGTCCCCGCTGGCGAAACTGGCCCGAAGGGCAAAGCCCCCGAAAGAACCTTTGATCGAGAAAGGGGAAACCGTTGCCAGGGTGGATGAAACCTTGCAAACACCTGCGCCGACACCGATCAGCCCGGTCAACTGCAGAAAGTTCAGCCAGTTTTGTACAGCGACAGTGTCGTCGACCACGCCGTTACACACCGCCCCGAACTGCCGAACGTCAACCGTGGAAAGCAAGCTGAGCTTCCAACGACCGCCGTCAGTGGCCACGATCACCGAAACCCCGTTGTCTGCCGAGGTGGTGTCCGCCGGGTCCAGGTCGTAGCGGCCGAGGCCTTTGACGAACACTACGCGCGTGCCGGTTTTTGGCAAAGCTCGAAGCGCCGTAAGGTCCGCCACGGCCCGTGGGGCGCCGTTGACCAGGGTTACACCTTTGAGCGGATCGGAGCTTGCGAGGTCTTGAGAAAGTGGAATCGCTGAATCGAAGGCGACGAGCTTCGACTGGTCCGTGGCCCAGGTTCCAGTGAGGGCGTACGGCAGTGCTGTCGCGTCAGCTATGCGGTAGGCTACGCCGTCACGGATCACATATTGAGACCGGCTAGTAAAGGTCAGGCCCGCCACGTACTCGCCCAGCAGCACGAAACCGCTACTGGAAAGGAATAGCTCGAAAGCGTTTTCGATCCCTTTCCAGGACTGGCGGTTAACGCCTAGCCGGTCGGGGTAATACTCGGCAGGCCCGAGCATTAGGTAGTCGAGGTTCTCCGCGTTGTCGTAAAGATCTTTCGGCGAAGTCGAGCCGATCGGGTTGCGGGTTGCGAATGTGGTCATGCGGAGCTGCCCTCTGTGAACTTGCGGTCAACCGTGGCTGACGGTGTGTTGATACGGTGCATGAGGTGATGCCTCCTAAATATTCAATCTGGCACTAAGAAGCCATAAGCCCAAGGTCGCGCAGATACTGCTTGATTGCGTTCAGTTCAGTTTCAAGGGTCGCCAAAGTTGCCCCTGACGTGTTTGCTTTAGCTGCCCGCTGGGTAACGGGGATTACGCCAAAGAACCCGAGGGTTGATGCAGAACCGTTGTCGTTTGCGGTAATAGGACTTCTGCCGCTCGAATGTGCCAGTCTGAATCCGTTATTCACGGCGTCCGAGGCAGACCAGTTTAGCGTCCAGTAGTCCGCTCGCGATCCGGCCGAGAACCTGAAACCAGGAGTGGTCAGGGCCTTAATTTCAACGCTGGCTGAAGCCTCGATGACGTACCTGTTGTTTACGGCATTAGGCGCGACATGGCGGACGTAACGTGCCGTGCCGTCTGTGGTTGCGACGGTTCCAGAACCGAAGTCGTGCAGATCTATGCCCCTCACGCCAGGCCCGAGAAGGGCGCCTTTAACCCCTAGATGGACTTTTGAATTCTGCATGTATTCCGCGTAAAGTCCATTTGTCGGCTGCGGTGCTTCGTACCTTGGCACGTCATGCTCGACGCCAGTAACCGTGTAATCAGCCGTGCCAATAACGCGCAGCCCATAGTCGGACACAAGTTCATAGGTGAAACCGGAAATCTTGAATCCGGTAGCAAATCTTGTAGTAGCAGAAATGGTAATGCCGTACTTCGATCCGACCGAAGCTCCACCAATAATAGTCACACCACGACAATCATCCAGGACAATCGCTGACTGAGTGCTAGCTGACGACCCTGAATTGTTTCTGCTGCTGAAAGCTTTTACGTTTATCAGGGTGGACTCTTGGCATTTGGATAGCTTTATAGTGGGCTTTGTGACTGCGCCAGGATTTGCCTGATCTTCATGGTGAAGGATGTACAAATCCTTCATGAGCAGGCTTTCACATACAGTCCCAGGAGTCGGTGCCTCAGCACTATTCATGGGGCGCACTTCAAGACCGATAGAATCTCCGTGCACGCCAAGAACAAAGCAATCTTCGATTGATGCGTTGTTATATGCTCCCGCGAACAAAATGCCGCCCGCCCCAGGCACGTTATTGCAGGAAATCCCGACGCTCTTTATGTGCGCATTGGTGTAGGAGACGCCGGCGTCCCCCCTGGCAATTACAGCAGCTTCTCCCACGAAATCAGAAGCAACATAGATGTTTGATGAGTAAATGTCGGACCCGCCACCAATAAGTGTGACGCCAAATTTTACGTTTATGGGGGACTTGATCAGCATCCGGTACTTCTTCAAGCTAGGCAGAACCACGGTGCCGCCAGAGCCATAAAGTTCTGATGGTGATTTAGCAGCAATAGAGTCAATGGCCGCATTGATTGCCGGAGCGTCATCGTTGACCAAGTCGCCTTTTACGCCAAACCAAACTGCGTAAACCGGGCCAACGAAAAGTCGCTCATACAATCGGCCGTTGCCAGCCATCCGGATGGTCCCGCCGTTTGGCGTTTTTTCGGTGTCTTCTGCCAGCATCGCAAAAGTGCCAGCAATGGGAGTGTTGGTGATGAGAACCGCGGTAGCGTCCCCGGTGTAGGCGTCGAAAGCCGCGTAGCTTGCGAGGGTCTTTTGCTTCGAGGCTAAAAGGTTTCTCGGAAACTGCTTTGTTACGCCGTCCTGAACGCCCAAAACAACGTCATTGTCGCTAAGGGGGTCCGCAATGGGCAGCTCTGAGATTTTCTTTGTCGGCAAATCTGCCATGTTTTCTACTCCGTCAGCAGGCCGTAGCCGTCTTCAGTGGAAAGCGCAAAACCGTCCTCGGTCAGCAGCACGTACTCGACGTACTCCGGCCATTTTACGTTCATTGCTATATCGAAAATCCCCCGGCCGGCCGGCAGCCAGAAATCAGGCAGCAACAGCCAGTCTTCGTCGATCGTTGGCAGCCTGCGCAGGACTAGCGTGGCGCTGACCCGCCACCGGTCGTACCCGACGCGCGTCGGACCCGTGTACGCCTGCGCAAAGTGGCACTCGCGTACCTCTCGGCCCTCGGGTGCCTTCAGCGGCATCTCGAACCAATCGGCGCCCTGCCGTATTTCGTTGGCGTACCAGGTGCGGAACAACGCGCACTCCGCGTCGTCGAATATCCAGCTAACGGGCGTCGAGTTCGGCACGTCCGTAAAACGCCGGTCCCAGCGCGTCTGGCCGTTGTCCGAGGAGGTCGACACCAGTGGGTCGACCATCTGGAACTCTCGGTCAGCTTTTTGCGCAGCTGGCAGCACGGATGGGTACTGTTTAAGCATCGGCCGGCGGTTCCTGGTCGTCGTATTGATACACCCGCTCATCATACCCGAGTGCTTCGACATTCGCACGGAACTGACCCGACGGTGTCACGCTTGACATGAGCACGGGCCAGAACATCTCTTCAAGCGTACCGAAGAAGACGTGCGTCGGGACCTGCCCGGGGTCCTGTTCAGTGATCGGCTGGAACTCGATAGGGTTGGTGACGCTGAACTCATAATCGCCTTCGCGCGTGAACCCCACCGGTCCAAACTTTGTACCGTCCGGCTTTCGCATCGCAATGATTGTTGCGTCGGCGGGAATTGGCTCGTTGACTATGAAGTACTGCGCGCGGTCCCAAAACCTCAAGTGCCCGGCGCTGGACAGCTCCGGCACGGTATCTTGTATCTCGCAGTAGTCCATGTATGAGCTTGCGAGGGCCGACATGTCGCACGACCAGTTGTGCTTCCAGCGGCGGTACCGGGCGATCATTAGCTCACGCATGCCTAAACGCCAGGCCCGGGTTCGGTCGTTTACCCCCTCCAGGGTCAACTGAGTGACTTTGTTCGGCGAGGTTACACCCGGCAGACGGCACTTTACAGTCTCGGTGGTCCAGGTGACAGGGTCCATGTACTTTACGTCGACACCGTCCGTGTCGTTTGGCGTGACCGGTTGCCCGGAGCGCTTTATGTCCGTGCTGTTTCCCACGCCGTACAGCCTCGCTGCCGCCTTCTCAGCGTCACTGCGCTTGGCGTCCCGCACAGGCCGCAGGATACCGCGCGGGGCGATCACCTGCGCGTACCCTGGCCGGCAGATCACGTTAAGGGCCTCCTCTGCAGTGGTTTCTTTTTCAAAAGACCCGTCAAAATAATCGCCGCGCGAAGACCAGATTACATCGAGCCTATCCCACTCCACCAGGTCGATTCGCGCGTCCGAGTAGCCCCGGTCCTTGGCCAGATAAAGCGCCGCATCTCGAATTGAACGCGTAGGCCCTTCAGCAATCCACTGACCGTCTGCGCGCCGCGGCAGTATGCGGGTGCCCCAGAACGAAACCATCTGCTCTGCCTGGGCGGCCAGTACGCCGCCGCCGAACACCCGCACACCTGCAGTGGTAACCCCGGAGTACGATCTCGGCCGCGTGCGAAGACGGGACTTCAGGCCGTACCACTGGACCTGGTCAGAGATTGTGCCCTCAGTCGAGTCGAAGGTTATCCGGCGGACCTGAGCCTCCGGATTTATGAAGCCTGGCAGCGCCACGCGGTGAGTAAACCCGACTTGGGCGATTTCTGCGCTAGTGTGAGTGAACTGGACCGAAGTCCAGGGGCCGGCGGTGTCTCGGTCACGGTACTGTACTTCGACGGTAACGCTATAGGCCTCGGGGTTCGACCCGCTCGTCTTGTACAGCCCGGCCGGATAGAAAAAATCAAACTCCAGCAGGTCTGCGGTCTCGCCATCGGGGCAAGCCGCATACGGCCCGCTAAAGCCGCCTTCGGTGTTGCTGAGGTCTAAAGTGAACTGCGCCCCGCTAGTCGTGAGCGGGTCAAAGCCCGGCCAGGTGGGGTCAGTAGCGCCGGTGTCTGTTAGGCGCTCGAGTGTGATGACCGAGTCGGTTTCGCTCAATATCCGGAACCTCAAGCCGTCATAGCCCACCGTCAAGGCGTTTGTACCAAGTTGCAGTGCGGTAACTGGTGACCCGTTCGGGTAATCCAAGGTCACGTAGTCGATGCTTGCGCCGGCCATCTGGACCGTGTTTACAGTAAACTGGCCGGAAAATGCCCCCGCGACTTCGAGTTTCATGCCAGGAAACGGCGCGATCTGGGCCCACGGCCCTGAAACTCGATCGCGCAGCCCTGCGCCGCCGTCGGCAACCGTCCAGTTGTACGGCGTCAGAGCGCGGACGATCATGCCTGCGGCCCAGCCTTCGGGCCAGGTTCCAGCACCGTCCGGTATGGTCACCGAGGTTCCGGATATCACATAGGTGGACGCGCTGGACTGCTGCTGAATCGGGCTGGTCACGGTCATATCCAGGCCGGCAGAGCCCCCGGATGTGCCGCCGACCTCAGCCGATGTGTACCAGTTGTCGAACATTGAATCGCCTGAGACATCAACACCCGGGCCGTAGATATTGGCCGTGAAGTTTGAACCCAGCGCGGCTTGCGGCGTCTCACCAACCTTGGACTTGCCGAGGTCAATAGCAAATTTTCCGCGGCCCAGGCATAGCGCCATTTCAACCGCTTGGCGCTTGGGCTGACCGTCCACGAAGTACCTGCGAACCTGGGTCAAGTGGTCGGCATAGATTCGGCCCTCCCCGAATTTCTCCCGGATCACTGACCCCTGTTTCACGCTGTTTGCCTTGGCCGACGCCTGGTCCATGTCGTCGCGGTCGCGTGACTGGTCGCCGCCAGTGTTGAACTTGCCGACCTTCGGCGTAAGGAACTTCATAACCAGGTTCCAGGCGCCCAGCGTGAAGACATTCAACACGTCGTTGATCACGTCGCCCCGCGGCGTCAGGTAGAAATCGACGACCGTTTCAGCGTTCAGCACAGCGCGGCCATAGCGCGATGGCTCAAGTGGCAGGCCGCAGACCTTACACTGCCAGGGCGTCGGCTTGTGGGGGTCGTAAGACGGCACGAGGCGTTGGACGACCTCAAGCACGGTTTCCCCGGGTAGGTTCGGGCCGGACCACATCGGGTCGTGCAGGTCGGGATTACTGAAGGGGCTGGGGTATATCCGGATCACGGTAGTATTTGACCTCTGCGAAACGGGCCTCGAAGTCGGGCAGAGGTTCCACGCCCACCCCACGGCCGGGGTTTATGTCCAGCACCATCAGCCGGCCATCAATGGGCACTACTATACCAACGTGGACGCAGATCCGCCCGCGAAACGCAGCAGCGATGGATGCAGACTCGGGCGGCCCAATCTGCATTTCACGCGCTTGCTGCTCATATGCCCGCGTGAACCCGCGCGGGTCGGTGTGTCGGCACTCGGCGAACGATGGCAACCAGGGGTATCCCATGTCGTGTCGAACTTCGCGCACCAGGCCCCAGCAGTCGATGTGGACCGGGCCGCGCGCCCCGTCTTCGTACCGCCAGGCCCGATAGCGCCGGAAATCAATCATTGATGTACCTGATGCCTGGCGCAAACTCCAGGGTGTATGTAAGGCGCGGCCAGCGCGTGTTCAGCAGGTCCAGCAGGCCCGCTTTAACCTGGGCTGCCGTCGAGTCGAACGATGCGCCCAGCACGGTCATAACGCTTGGCGGCTCGGCCGGTGCGCTGAGGTTGGGCCACAGGTACGACCTGCGAGTCAGGGTCACCTCGGACTGCAGGTCAATGGCCAGGGTCAGGAGCGACTGCGCGGCCCGCGACACGTTGTCGAGGCCGAACGTCAGTTCCTGCCGGGCCGAGCCTTCCGACTTCGGCAGTGCGATATCCAAGCCACTGGCGGTGAAGGTCAGCACCCGGCTGTCCTCTGTGACGCACACCTGGTCTTCGAACCCCTGGCACAGCAGGATAGGTTCGGCCCAAGCGTCGGCGGTAATCTCCAGGGTGTGCAGCAGCACCTGCTCGGAGTTGCCCGAGCAGTAATATTCGTTCAGAGGGTTCATTGGCCCACCCGCGTAACGTTAGAAACGCCCTGCAGGGCCTGGAACATAGGGCCGCCCGAGTCCATGTCCTCGACGAACACGCTGACAAACTTGCCGGTCTCGTCTTCGCGTGTTTCGGTTCGAACCTGGGCCTTGGCCGCTTGGTTGTAGACGTTAACGGTTACAGCGCCGCCCCCGCCACCCATCGCGTCGGCGTTCGATACGACCTGGCCGCGCTTGTTCGGCATGAGGTATTGCTGGCCGTTGCCGCCTGTGAAAATCTCAGGCGCGCCGCCTTCGTTCACACGGTACAGGCCGCCAGCTGCGACGGTGCCGCCGTTCTTGCGACCGCCGAGCAGTCCGAGCATCTGAGGCACGGCAGAGGCCATGGCCGCGGCACCTGCGATGGCCGCACCGCCGAAAGACGCGACACTTGCCGCTACCGCCGCAGGGGAGTATGCAGACGCTAGGGTTGCAGCCTGAGCAACGCCTGCAGTAGTCGCGCCGGCTTGTGCGGCTTGGCCCATGGCAATAGCTTTTACCTGAGCAAGCCCCCAGTCGACTACCGCGCCTACTGCTTGGTTAAAGATCGTGTTGGCCAGGGATCGGACCGCGTCTTCACTGCTCATAGTGCCGCTGAGGATACCGCTCAGGACCTGGGTACTGGTCTGCCCAAGGGCGTTCAGCGAGTCCATCAGGAACGCGTTCCCGCGGTTCTGCGCGGCGAATATCTGTTCCTGGGCCGCTAAGCGCTGCTGCTCGTATTGGGTAGCCGCCGCGTTCTTCAGCTCTTGATGCTGCTGCTCGTTAACTAGGTCTAGCGCCCTCGCTTCCTGCAGCTGCTTAAGCTGGTCAGTGTAGTTTATGCTGGCAGCTGCGACTGGGTCGGCCTGTGCCAGTAGTTGCTTCGCGTTCTTGGCGTCGTACAGAGCCGCAGCGATCCCCCGGATAGCCTCGATTTGTTCCGGCGTTGCATATTCGTTCAGACTAAGCTGCGCTTGGTCCATCGCCAGTTCTCGGGCAGACTTGCCGACGCTGCCTAGCTCGGCGCCTAGCTTAGCGAAAGCCTCTTGGTTGGCCTCGGTGCCTTTCAGCATCTCGTTTGCGGCTTTCTTGCTGGCCTTAGACGACTCGGACTCTCGCTTAGTTTTAGCGGCGTTTGCTGCCTTTTCTGCCTCCTCAAGACGGTAGATAGACGCGGCCAGTTCTTCGGCTTCGGCTTTCTGTTTAGGCGTAGCTCCGTCGCCTAGTTGCTGCAGGGCTTTAAGTTTTGCGCGTTCAACGCCTACTTTTTTAAGCAGCGCCTCTTCATCTTTCAGAGCCTGAATGCGTTCCGCCGCCGCCGGGTCGTCTGCCAGTACCGGGGCGACGGTTGGCGGCGGCGCTGGTGGGTTTTTAATCCGGTCCTGAGCCTCTGCGATTTCTTTCAGGCGGTCGTTACGAGTGGCCAAGGCCTGGTTTACGTCGTCTAGCTCGGCCCGCACTTCCGCCTGACGGGCAATGAAGCTCTCCGAGTCTTTAGTCTCCCATGGGCGGGGCGCCATGGTGTTGAACTTGTTCAGAAGGGCCGAATACTCCTTATTAATTTCGGAAACTTCGTCCTTAATCTTGTTCGACGCTCGGGTCATCTGGTTGAACGTGAGTTTTTCCAGGGAACCGTTAAGTGCGTCTACCTCGGTCTTTGCAGTTTTTGTGTTAGACGCAAAGGTGTAAATCGCCGCTGCGGCAAGGAGGATCACGCCGGCAGGTCCGCCCAGGAAACCCATGACAGTTCGCAGCCCGCCCATAGCGATGCTTGCACGGGTGGCTGTCCCGGCTAGCGCGGCCTGAGCAGTCGAAAGGCCTTGAGTGGCAACTGCCGCTCGCCCTTCAGCGATAGCCAGGTTGTTTGCGTCTGCCGCCACGCCGAGCATGGAGCCGCCGGCCGCGATCAGCGCTCGCTGCTGCGCGACTGCTGCCTGAGCCGCGTTGTATTCGCTGACGGCCAGGTTGACGTTAGCTTGGGCCGCAGCTTGGGCCGCAGATACGGACGCCAGGGCAGCCTGCAACGCGGCGATTTGCGCGTTTGCGAAGCCGACGAAAGCGGTAATGACGCGACCGGCCACTACGGCAGCGAGGGCCGTGGCCGCACCAGTTGTTGCGTTAAGCAGCATCGCAAGTTTTTCAGAATCGCCGGCAGTCGCCAGCAGCCAATCGGCCGCCATGATTATGCCGTTAGTCAGATTCTGCCAAGCGCCGGTTTGTTTCTCCACCGCCACGAAAACGGCGGTTAGTGCGGTCTGCGTGCGGACGCCGGCGTCTGTCAGGTTATTCGACATTTCCGCAGCCGCTTTAGCGGTGTCATCCAATGCCTTTCGCAGGCCCTCAGTAAGGTCGGCGGCACTTAACTTACCGGACGCGCCCAGCGACCGGACCTCTTGCGCGGTTTTCCCGCTAGCCCGGGCCACTGCGTCAATCACGGAAGGCGTCGCCGCCAAGATCGTCTCCCAAGCGTCGGCCTCTACCTTACCCTTGGCCAGTACCTTTGACAGGGCGTCTGTCGCAGCCGCAGCCTTATCAGCGCTCGCGGCGTTGGTCACGAACGCATAGGCCATGGAATCGGTCACGTCGATAGCCTGGGACGTGCTGTAGCCCATCGCGCGCAGTGAGTCCGCCGTTCGGATGTAAAGCTCTTGAGCCTCGCTGAGCGAACGGTAGGTGCCGTTGGCCGTATCGACCAGACGGCGTTGCACCATTTCGAACTCTTCGTTGCTGGAAGTGGCTAGGCGAACGCGGTCTGCCATTTCCTCGTACCCTTGTACAAGGCCGGCAATCTCTTTTAGGGCGCTCGCTGCGACAACCGCTTGGATGGCACGGGCCAGTAGACTCAGCTGTTGGTTTAACGCACTCGACGATGAGGCCCCTTCAAGCAAGGTCTGAACGATTTCGTCTAGGGGCCCGGCGGCGGCCCCGGCCTGTTTAGCTAGGTCCGATTGTGCGTCTGCGAGTTTGCCCAGGCCTCGGTTAGTTTTGCCTGCTGCGCGTTCGACCTCGCTAAGGCCTTTCTCGGTCTGTGACAGCTGACGGTCGACCTGCTTCGAAGTGGTCAGCAGGCCGTCGGCCTTAGCATCAATTTCGTAGTAGATCGTACCGAGGTCTTGACTCATTGCGTCGCCCTTTTAGCTGCCAGTAACTTATCGTGCCATTCCATCGTTGCATCATACTCCGAAAGAGAGGGCGCGCGCTTGGCGGACTGCTGCTCGGGGGTTTCCTGTTTCGGGTACTTCGCTTCAATGGCCAGGCGCAGGCCGGTCATTGTCATGTTCCAGGCTTCCCGCTCGGTCAGACCTAGGTGCCCCATGGCAAACGCCGCGTTCTTTCGGCAGTCGAACAGTGCTTCGTACTCATCGTCACGCGGGGGCTCGGCGTTTTCGGCGGGCAGTTCGGGGTCGCCCAGTACTCCGTGGCGCAGCAGTGACTGGGCGACCATCACAACGTCCGCAGGATCTGCAGCGCCCATCCGCCATCCGCCACGGGGCGAGAAGTAGCCGGTCAACGGGTCGAGGTCCGTTTCTTCAGGTGCGCAGGCATACCACACGTCGAGCGCGGCACGTAGCTGCTGTTTGATCGACAGGCGGGTGCCGTTCAGACCTTGGCCGAACACTACTGCTACCGTCTGTACAATCTCTGCCGGCGTACCGAGACGGGACATAGCAAGCAGCGAGGGCCGCAAAACTAGCGACCCCCCTGCATGGTGAATGCCTACCTCGCCGATATGGACGAGTGTCACCCCTCGACGATCCAGGCGAGAACGTCCGCCGCGCCGCCCGTCACGGCAACAGTGCCGGTCAGGAAATTGCGGATCGAACTCAGTACTACGGCACGGGTCGCACCGGCCGCCAGTACGATGCTGTAGCCCGCCGAGTTATCGATAGGGCGGCCCTGACCTGGCAGACTGACCGTGGAAACGCCATCCCCGTCAATCACGATGGTTACCTCGGCAACGGTGTTGTTCTGCAGGTACAAGGTCTGCACCGCCGCGGCGTTGAACACCAGCGAATCGGTGCCGGTCAGTTCCGTCGGGGTTACCGCGAAGTCGCCAGCCTTGTCGCGCGTGGTGATGCTGGAAATTACAGCCATGTCTCGTTCTCCTTACACGACAGGGGTCGGAACAGCGGTGCCAGCCTTGATGGCGGTCGCCTCGAAGCTGAAGGTCACGGCCGAACGGTTCTCACCGGTGCGGCTCATGTTGTTGACCAGCGCCGGGAAGGTGAAGGTCAGGTCCGGGTAGGTCAAACGGATCCAGGCGTATGGCTGGCCGCCGGTCGCTTCCGGGTTGTGAACGTGCTGGGTCAGCGCGATCTGGTTCGAGGTGCTGTCGTCAGCCTTTTTGCACAGGCCGTCACCGGACACGGTCATGTTCAGCGAGGCGGCGAGCTGTTCCATCACCGAGCCTTCGTTGTCGTCACCGTCCGCTTCGGTCAGGTCCCACTCGAGCGAGAAGTCTTTGGTGGTCATCGCCCCAACCCGTTTCCAGTCGAGTTCGACGGGGGTTTCTTCCGGGCAGAGGATCTGGTACTCGAGCACGGCCTTGATGCCCGTGAATTTACTTTGTGCGCAATCAGCCATGGGATGGCCTCCTAAACGAGAAGTTGTAGAGAAACGCCATACCACGGGCGGCCCGTGTCAGTATAGCCGGGACCCATTATGCCACCGATCACGTCGATTTGTGCGACCCCGCACGCCTCGGTGTCGCCTTCGTTCGTCAGCCGGGTGATGATCCGCTGCATCAGCTCGCGCAGATTCTTCAGTTCTGCGGTGTGCGTTTCCCAATCTATCGGCCCGACCAGCACGACGCGATAGGTGTACGTCTGCATAACCTGCTCAATCTGGCCATCGTCTTCAACGATCGACACCAAACGTTCGTTCCGTTGGCTCTCCAGGTCGCGCCAGGGGCCCCGAAAGTACTTGCAGGTGGCCCAGGTGGGGTCTTGCTTCAACCACTCGCTAAGGGCCTCGTAGGGGCTCATACGCTCATGCCTTTGATAATCGCCTTTTTGATCGCGTCGAGGCCGTCGCGCTCGAAGCCCTTAGTCAGGAATTCCGGCTCGGCGTCCGGGTCCCAGTAATTGCCGGTGCCGGGCGTAGGCCGAGGCGTGTTCGTGCCTTTGAGCGTGCCCTTGGCGCCGTGCACAGCTGCCGCGTACGCCGCAGTGTACCCGTACCGACCGACCCAGCCGTTGCCGGACTTCACGACCTCGCGGAAACGAGAACGCAGCAGGTTCCCCAGCGCGTTCGGCGTGATCAGGTCCGCGTACATGCCGCCGATGACCATTACTTCCGTCACGGTCTTCTCGGACATGGGGCCGGTGATCTTGTCGACCAGTTTCGCCCAGTTCTTCCGCACGCTCTTGGCCATGGTCAGGTGTCCAGTCGAAACGCCGGGGGCTCGCCAAAGAACGACATGTCGTCTTCGTTCTTGCCGAGTATCTCGCGCCATTCGGGATTGGTCGAGTTCAAGCGAATCTCGTCGAACACTCGGGGCCGCACGTCTTCGGTATGCACCTCCCAGGCCGGCACGACTTCACGCCCCTGACTGTCGGACAGGACCTTCTGTTCCTTCGGCATGCGCCAAGTGCATTCGATCTGGTAGGGCTCGCCCCACATCACCCCTCCGTCCTCGGTATCTGTCTCGCCGCGCGGACGCACCATTGCTGTGTTCGTGTTAGCCCAGCCGGATGTGGTGTTACTTGCCATAGCACGCAACCCCGATGCGCGCGCCGTAGCGCTTCGTCACGTTCGGGTTAACCGGGATCACGTCGCCCAGGCAGTTCGCCGGGTCGAACGCGCCGATCACGGACAGGGTGCCGCGCCACATTTCGGCCAGTTGGGGCGTGCTGAACGAACGGCTCGCACCGTTAGGCGCGCTCTGCGAGGTGATGTAACGCGGGTAGTTGGACATAGCCAGTAGGTAGGCCAGTGATAGCGCCAGCATCGCCTGTGCGGCGTCCGTATAGCCGTTCGCGGCGAAGCATTCGGCCAGGTCGGGGTTGTTCACCAGTTCGACAATCGCGTCGACGACAAACGGGGGCAGTGCAGTGATGCCCTGGGCCGTGAGGTACTCATTCAGTTGGTCGGCGGTGATCGCCATGGGCCACCTCGGAAGGGATGGGTGAGATGGGAGGGATTGTACCACCGCTCCGCCATGGCGCCTTATACGTCTATACGTATTTTATACCTATTAAGATTAGAAGTATCTCTACATACCTATAAGACCTACAGAACAGCCCGTGTTTTCAGGCTGTTCGGACGGGTAGACATGAAAAGCTCGATGTAGGCACGATGCCTATTGACAGTGCAGAAAAGCGGCCCTATTATGTGCTCATCGAAACGAACAACGCCCCGGAGGGCAAGACGATGAACTATCGCGGCTTCCGCATTGAAAACGAGCCAGCCTACATTTGGCGGCTCTACTGCTGGGGTCAGTTTGCCAATCACAACCATGTCGCTTGCTGGTACGTGTACGACGCCACTGGAAAGCGCGTAGCTGGCGGATACGACAGCGGCAATAACACCCGCAGCGGATCTGCCAATTTTGCGCGCCGTAAGGACGCTAAGGCTTGGGTTGATGGTTGGCACGCTTACCGCGATGAGCCGGAAAATCGCGTGCGTCTCCCGAATGGGTTTGTCGTCCACGGCCCGACTTACGGCTACCACCGAGACAGTCGCTCGGAAGAACAAGCCTGGTTTGAAACTGGCTACTGCGCAGCACAACGTTAACCCCGCCACCCGCAAGCCCCTTAACTGGGGCTTTGGAGACCCATCAGCATGATCACCGACAAAACTCTAGACGAAGCGCTTGTAGAGGCGCACCGATTCATCAAAGCCGCGAAGGCGCTGCGTGCTAAGCGCAAGGCAGCCGAAAGCGTTCGAATCGAATGGGCAATTACCGACACAGTCGTCGAACACGCCGCCTGCAAGCGCGCCTCGCTCGACCTAACCCGCAAACTGGCCGACCTTCGGCAAGGACGTTAATCATGCTCGTACTCACTCGAAAAGCCGGCCAGGCGGTCCGTGTCGGCGAATACCTAGTAACGGTGCTCGGCACCTTTGAACGTCGCGGCTGCCGCGTGCGGGTCACCGGCCCGGGCGTTGATATGACTGAGTCCATCTACCCCGGCGTAGGTGTCGACTTCGGTGGCGGTACGTTGTGGGGCGGTAAGCGCACCTGCCCGGGCCACACCGCCCTGGCGTTCGATTTCCCGCGTGAAGTGGAGATTTCCCGATGCTGACGCTTGTACTTGTAGCGGCCCTGTGCACCTCTGACGGCTGTGGTTATATGGACGCCACTTCTAAGTTCCGTGAGGTTAAAACCGATGGTGACTGCATCGAGGTGGCATTGTCCCTCAACCTGCAGAACGCCGCGCTCCAGCAGCCGACCCGCTTTACGTGTGTGCCGCCGTCGGAGTTCCGCCGCCTTGTTAGTTCGCAGGCCTTCTAGAAACGACAAACGGCCCGTGAGGGCCGTTCGTTGTGGTGCGCAGCGACTGTTACTTCTTGGGGGCTGCGGCCAGTTTCATCGCTTCGGCCTGGGCGGCTTCGACGATCTTCTTCGCTTCGGCCTGGGCGGCTTCGACGATCTTCTTCGCTTCGGCTTCCAGTTCCTTGCGCAGCTCGGCACGGATCGCTTCAACGTCGACGCCTTGAGCGGCTTCAGCGTCAACCGAAACGATACGACTGGCGTACAGCGGGGTTGCCGCTTTCTCGTCGGTCAGCTTGATCGTCTCGCCGCGTTTCTTGTCGCCGATATCAGCCGTCAAACGGTAGGTTTTCTTTTCCATGTTATGGCGACCCGTAGAATACGCCTTTGCTCTTACCAGCAGCGTCGGCGCGGATTTGAAGGCCGGTGGCGGTCCAGCAGAGAACCTGGAAGTCGTCCATCGGGGTTTTGCGAACCATCGGAGTGGAGGTCAGCGGCATGCCCACGATCGGCTTAATGTAGCGCGAATCGAGGATTACACCGGCGATCTCGTTGCCGCTGAAGTTCTTGTCGTAGACGATGCCTGCGATTTCGGGGTTGTCCAGTACGATCGAAGCGATCGAACGGGTCGAGCCCACCACACCGGCAATACGCGACATGTTCTGGATCACCGCCGAGGAGGTGTAGAACTTGATGCGGCCGGTAGCGAACTGCAGTCGCATCGCAGCGATGACCTGGATGAAGAAGTTGTTCGCCTCTTCCAGGGTCAGGGTCGGCGAGGTCAGGTCTACCGCGGTGATACCGCTGCCGCCGGCCGACAGGTCGACTGCCAGGGTGTTCGGGCTGGTTTTGATACCGTGGCCCTTGTAGCCCTTGTACACCTTCGAGGTGTTGCCGTTGATCATGTAGTTCGCGGACTGGTCCTGAACTTCACGGGTTGCGCCGTCCTGATCTTCGAGCAGGCCGTCGAAGCCTTCCGAACGCTCGCCTTCCAGTTCGCGCCAGGTACGGCCGACTTGAGAGGTGTGCACCAGGATCAAGGTGCCGTCGTAGTCGTAGGTGCCGCGGTCCATCGGCTTTTTGTGCTGGCCGTCAATGGACGACTGCGCGGAGAACTCGCCGTTGGTACGACGGTACTCGCTGACGATCTTGCCGATGTTGACCGAACGGGCCAGCGGGGCCAGATCGCGCAGCAGCTCGGACTCAGGTGCACGGCCCAGGGTCATGGTCTGAGTGTCGAAGTCGCGCCACACGGCTTCCAGGTCACGCGCCGCGTTCACGGTCAGCGAGCCCATGGTCGGCGTGTTGCGGTTGCGCAGTTGAGCGGCGAAGGTGTCTTCGTTCACCGCGAAGTACTCGCGGAGGTCGAGAACGTCTTCCCACTGGCGCGGGAGGCCGGGGTTACCCGCGGCTCGTGCTTGGTCGAAAATGAACGACATTTGACGTTCTCCTTATTTGAACTTGATTGCGATGCGCTGATCGGCGACGGTTGCGCCGGTAACGGCACCATCGGCGTAGCACACTGCGGTGGCGGCGTCGCTGACAACTAGGCGGCCAGTGGCGTTCGGGGTGAGTGGCGCGTCGGCGGCGATAGTCTGTGCGGCAGCTGCGCGGCCGGTGAACAGGTCACCGCTGTGCGTGTCGTACAGGCGCTGGGTGTCCGTAGCGACCGGCACATCGTCGATGCCGCCGTGCAGCTGCTCACCCCACACGTAGGCTGGCAGGCCAGCAACGGCGCCGGCGCCGTCCAGGCCGACGACGCAACCCGGCAGTCGGGCGGCCGCAGCCGCGATGATCACTTCGGTGGTCTCGGGGGTGGTGCGGTGAACGCCGCCACGCCACACCTTGTTCGGAACGGAAGCCATGGTCAGCTCTCCTTATTTCGGCATTTCGGCGCGGGCACGAGGCTTCGCGTCGTTGCGGTTGACGGACAGCTGACCCTCTGGAACCTCGGTCGCCGGTTTGAATTTGGCCAGGGTGGTGCGCAGGGCGTTCACCGACAGCTCGGCTGCAGCGTCAGCGCCGATGTGCGCGGCCACTTCGGTGCGCAGAGCTTCGGTTTCCGCTGCTTCGCCTTTACCTACCTGAGCTTCCAGGGCGGTGAGGCGATCCAGTACGGGGGCCAGGGCGCCGGTTACAGCTTCGGTCGCGTTAACCTTCAGTTGGGCCGCCTGTGCGTCCAGAAGGGCTTTCATTTCTTCGGGCGTCATCTCGACAGCCTCCTGATTAGTGGTTTGCACGTCGAAGTTTAACGCGCCGCGATTGAAAACGCTATTCGCCAGAATTTGCCACTGGCTTTTGCGCACTGCCGGACGAACGGCCTCGGCCAAATTGGCCACCGCGCCGCTCATTTCGTAGTCGACCGCGACGTACCGATTGGCCGGTGCCGGACCGTCTGAACGCTGCTCCAGCTCGAAAACGGCGGTCTGATCGGTGAAGTCCGCCAGCCACACGTACAGTTCGGGCCAGCGGGCCACGCCAGCCGCTCGCAGAACCTCGTGTTTTTCCTGCTGCGTCATGCCGGTCAGCGTGCCCGCATCGACGTTTACGAAAAGGCCGACGCCTTGGTCAACACCCGCGGCGGGCGTCTCGCCGATCAGAATGGCGTCATGGTCAATGGCTAAGTACTCGGCCTTGCCGGAATACGGCAGGCCCTCCGGCACTGGGTGGACGCGCAGCCAGATGGCGATAGAGGTGCTGATCGGTTCGCCTTTCTCGATGGCCGCCAGTACTTCCGGCCCGCGTTCGGTCGCGTTGGCAAACAGGACATCAATCCACTTCTCGGCATGCACCCGGCCGTCCTCGCCGAGCGTCACGTTGCGGTTGAATGCGCCGATGTGGTTCGCATGGATCGCCACCGGGTCGCCGGCGCTAATCCAGTTTCCGGCTGCGTCCTTGGGATGCCCGAGCGGTGCCAGTTTGCCGTCCAGTTGTTTGTAGGTGCGGGCGGTTTCCTCAGCCGGGTACAAAACGGAGTTCATGACTACGTTGGCTGGCAGGGTCGAGGACGGCACGATAACGTACTCGCGACCGTCGACGGTTTCGCGCCGGATTTTCGAATTGTCGACCGCCGTGAAGGCGTTTACGCGTAGCTCCCGCATTTCGGGGCCTCCTATGGGTTAAACTGCCGCAATCATAACTCAGAACGAGGCGGCACACATGGCTACCCCCGAAGAACGCGCCCGCGCCGGGATGCTGCGCACAATGGGCCTAGACAACAAGCGGCCCGACGCCTGGGCCGAGTACGGCTACAAGGAAAAGCTCGGCTTCCAGGACTTCTACAACCTGTACACGCGGCACGGCGTGGCGGCGGGCGTAGTCGATCGGATCGCCGAAAAGGTCTTCCAGACCGCACCGTGGGTGATCCAAGGGCCGAAAGAGGCCGAACGCAAGCCTACCAGTACCTGGGAAAAGGACTTTGCGACCCTGGCCGAGGACACGGACCTCTGGTGGTACCTCAAGGAAGCGTACGGCATGCGAATGGTCGGCGCATGGTCCGGCCTGATCCTCAAGTTTGCCAACGGCAAGGATGGCGAGACCCTGGCGGATGCGGTGACCGGCGTTCCTGTCCTCGAAGACCTGGTGCCAGTATGGCGCGGTCAGCTCCAGCCAGCCACGCGCGACGCTCTCGGCAACGTGACCATGTGGAACTACACGCCGACCGGTTTAGACGCCACGGACTTGGAAAACAGCCCGCCCGTTAAGCTGCATCCTGATCGCCTGTACATCGTCGGCGACTACAAGCGCGGTCGGTCGATGCTGGAGCCGGGGTTTAACGCCTTCGTCGACATGGAGAAGGTGACCGGTGGTTCGGGCGAGGGCTACCTGAAAAACGCGGCACGCCAAATCCACATAAACTACGATTCGGAAGCCGAGCCGACAAAGCCCGGCCAGCCCGATGACCAAGTGGCTGAAGAGTTGAATCAGCAGGCCAAGGCCCTGAACACCCGCCAGGATCTAGTACTCGCCACCCAAGGCGCGGAGGTTGGGATTCTCTCCGCCGCGCTGCCGGATCCTGAAAAACCGTTCACCGTATCGCTGCAGGTGGCCATGGCGTCGTTCCGCACCGCCGCTCGCTTGGTGGTCGGTAGTCAGACCGGTGAGCGTGCAAGTGTCGAGGATATTCGCGATTTCAACGAGCGCTGCCAGGGTGACCGGGAGGGCGAAGTGGCCCGCGAGATTCGCGGCATGGTTCGGCACCTGGAGCGCGTCAAGGCTATCAAGCCAGCGGGCCGGATTACCGTCATGTGGGACGACCTGGCCGAGCCGACCGCCACTGATCGTGCTGCCCTGGCGCAGACCATGGCGCAGACCAACCAGGCTAACGCTGGTACCGGCGATGTGGTGTACGCAGCCGACGAAATTCGTATCGCGGCGGGCCTGGAAGCCGGCGCACCCGAGTCGCCGCTGCCAGAAGACGAAGGCTCTCAGGTTTAGGCGTTGGCCTGAATGAACGTAAGAACGGCGGGGTTAGTTTTGAGCCACTCAGTAGCCCCGTCAAACCCGCAAAGACCCGCGCTCTCAAATTGCGCATGTGCCTGTCTCTCTAAGCGGGCTGCGGTAAACCCGTTTAAACGAACAACCTGCACTAGCCTAAAAGAAAACGGGGTCTCTAAACGCAGCTTTTGCATTCGTTTCTTAATGCCTCCGGTTATGCCGACCTTCAGGTAGGCCTGACACTCGCTTTTTAGTACGTAAAGCGCCGCACGCCTATGGGGTTTGAACCCGCCGAACGCACAGCTAGGGCACCCGCACTTCTGCCTAACGAAAGTATCGATACTGGCCTCATACCGCCCGTGGATGGGGCACGCAAGCGCCAGTCGATCCCCGAGCCTCCCGTCAACCCGGATGCCGCTCTCATCTTGCCTCTCGGAAAGTCTCCTAGCCAACTCCGATTCAGGTAGCCTTAAAGATGAGTACCAGCAAGGAAGGCATCCCGTACCTGAAGTAACTAAGTGCTTTAAACTCTTCTCAAAGGCCCCGTGAAGACTGCAACGCAGGACGAGGCGGCGGTCCGTAATCCATCTCTCTATTTTAAGGCCTGCCTTACCGGCTGCGCGTTCTGCCCTCAGCTGGTTTTGCGCCTCGGACCACTTAGTGCTTTCGGAACACCCGCAGGGCACCGCCCCGCTATTTAACTTTATGACTCGCCCTACGATACTGCCAGGTGGCCACATCTCCGGGTCCTGAGAACATACGGAGCACTCTAACGAAAATACCCTGTGCCCGTTTCTGTCCGGAAGCCTCTCAACCGCCCGCAGGAAACTTTTAGGAGTCGGCCAGATGTGGCCCACGTTAATTCGCATATAAACCTCGCTGAAGGTCTCGCCGAGAAGGGACTGCGGAAGGGTGCTCAGCGCTGCACCGGTTCGACTGGCCGGTCTATCCGCACTAACAGTGTATCATGTGGGCATTCTCCGCTCACCTAAGGACTTTGAAATGGGCTCTCCGATTTTACCTACCAACCCCGCGGACCCTGGAGGTATTGATCGGCGCGAACGCGGCGCGATGAACGAAATGGGCAAGCGTGTGCGCCGGTGCGGCAAGGCGTACCGCGATGCCCTCTCGCAGATCCAGTTTCTGGCCGTGAACGTCGAGCGCTATGAGTTCCTGACCAGTGTCGACGCGATTGATTTGCTGCTGGCCGACCTGGCGCGGATCGTTGACACGACGATGAACGAGGGCGGCCGGTGGTTGTTCACCGGTTACGTGCGGCCCGCCTATCAGCAGGGCACAGCCAAGGCGAACGCCAGTATCGCCAACCAGTCGAAGCTGTACGCCGACGCCCGGTCGCTCGAGCAGCTGCTGACCTCCCCGCCGTACCTCAAGCGTCTATCACTGCTGCGCGGTCGGCTGTTCGAGAAGATGGAGGGCATCACGGCGGACGTTCAGCAGACGCTCGCCTCCACGCTTACGCAGGGGTTGGCAGACGGGGTGGGGCCGCTCGAAATCTCCAAGCGGATCACCGAATCGACCGGGATTGTCGAGCGCCGCGCTAACAACATCGCACGGACAGAAACCGGCGAGGCGCTGCGCGAGGGCCGTCTGGCCGAGACGGAGGATGCGCGGTCGATCGGTGTGAACGTGGGCGTGATGCACCTGAGCGCGCTGAGCCCGACCACGAGAATTTCGCATGCACGCAGGCATGGTGGCATTTTTTCGGTTCAGGAAGAGCGGGCTTGGTATGCACAAGATGGCAACCGGTACAACTGCTACCTGCCCGGAACGCGAGTGGCCGGCCGTTTCATAGCAGGTTCAAAAGCCCGTTACGAGGGGCCTGCCGTACGTCTCGTGACTGCTTCGGGATACGACCTGCGCGTTACCCCGAATCACCCCGTGATGACCGCTCGCGGGCTTCTGCCGGCCGCAGAACTCCGCAAAGGCGATCACCTTGTCACGCACCGCCCCCAGGTCGAAGCTCCCGCCGGGGGCGGTGACTTGTACGGTCAACTGCGAGAAGCCCCGATTGAGGAAGTCTTCTGTTCGCTTGTGGATCTCGGCCATTCGCTGTTTGTCGGGGTGACTGCTGTAGATTTCCACGGCGATGCCGCGCACATCGAGGAAGATATCCACGTTGTAGTGGCCGATCGGGTACTGCCCCTGGCAGTGGACGCCCGCCTCGCGCAGTGCTTGGATGAGTTCAAGTTCGTACTTGCCGACTCGGCGGCTGGCGGTCAGGGCTCGCAGGCGCTTAGTTTCCGCCGTATCGATTCGACCCCGACTAGCCTCGTGGGCGGGAGCGGTGACGGCGAATTTGCCGCGACCCTTCCGCAGCAGCGCGGCCCCGGAACGACTTCGCGACCCTACCCCGCGTTCGGCAAACCATCGGTTCAATGTAATTCGAGACACGCCAGTCTCAGCGCTGATCTGCTGGACCGGGACCCCGCTCTCGTGCCGGGCGATCAAGGCGTCAATATCGAACCGGTCGGAAAGCTTCGGGGCGAGGTCCTCAAATCGCAGCCCACGTTCGTCGAGAAGCCACTTGTAGAGCGTCCTGCCGGACACGTGGGCGGTATCAGCGACCTGCTGGAGCGACATTCCGCTACGGCACAGATCAATGAGGTGATCGAGGTCAGCGAGTTCTCGTTTAGTGGGCATGTTTACGACCTGGAGGAGTTATCAGGCCTTATGATAGCTAATGGAGTAATGGCGAGCAACTGCAAGTGCAGCCCTAGCGAGATACTACTGAACGATGACGGCACGCCGGCATTCCCGGACGTGGTGAAGCGCACCCAGGCAGCCCGGGCACGGTTCGTTGAGACGGCGGAAAAAGGAAAAGCCCGGTAGTTAGCCGGGCTGTTTGTTAGGCGAGACGGTACGCGACGATATCCATCGGGTGTCCGCTGTGGCCCCAGTCTTGAGCGTACGGCGAACCGGCCATTGCTTCTGCCTCCGCACCCGACCGGTACCGCACTAGCAGCGGAGTCCCTACCGCCACCGGCATTGGGCCGCCCTCGTGCTTGACCCACTGTGGCGGTGCTGTAGCCTCGCCGGCGCTCAACGCCTCAGCCTTCAACGAAGCGTACGCCACGCCGTCCAGTGCGCTGTCGTGGTGGTACTTGTCGGGGTTCTGCCACTGGCGCACGTCTTTAAGCGTTTGGAGCAAAAGCCAGCCCTCAGCCTCGGTCAGGTCGCGCCCGGTGATGGCGTTGAACGCCTGGACCGTGCGGCCCATGCTGCGCTCACCCTCGGGCGAGTCGTACTGCTTACCGCGCTCGGCCTGAGTGTCGATGGCGGCTTGTAGGAATTCAGTTGATTTCATTTGCACAGCTCCTGAACTTCGGTAGCGGTGTACCCGGCGGCCATTGCACGCATCTTGCATGAAAGGGTCGCGCCCACGTTCATGCCGACGACCAGTACGACCGATACTGCAAGAGCTATGATCATACCGAGGATTACGTGAGTCTCATCCATTTCGGCGTTTCTCCATTCGACGTTGACGTTTAGCCTCGGCGGCCTGCAAGCGCTGCAGGTCGGCCGGGGTGAGTTGTTGATGTTGCGGGGAAGGGCCGCGCAGCCAGTTCAGTAGGCGTTTAATCATGGCGGGCCAGTTCCTGCAGCAGGGCGTCACGAACGAGCTGTCGGAAGTGGTTCACCCGATACGAGCGGTTAACGTGCCAGTCGACGCCCGGGCTCGGGTCCTTGCGCTTTCCGAGAATGGCCATGCTGACACGCTCGCACAGGCTGTCGAACTGTTCGTGGTCACCCGATGCCTGGGCAAGGCGCTGTAGAGCCGCTTCGATCTGTCCGGCGCTGCGAACTTTCTCGTGCACTTCAAGCATCACTCACCCTCCTTAACGAACGCCCCGCCGGCGACCATGCGGCCTTTGCGGTCCTTGATCGTCTGCCAGGCCGACTCGCAGCAGTCGTCGAAGTCGAGGCCGCGGCACACGCAGAACTCACGCAAAGCGGTGATTGCCCGGTCGCACCCGTCATTGTCAAAGCTAGCCATCATGTTGTGGACTGTAGAAACCTGGTGCGAGAGCGTGCCGACCACTCGGGCAGCCTCAGCGGCCGCACGAAAATGATCATGGCTCAGCAGGTTATCGGGGTCAAAGTGGTCAGGGTCGAACGTATGGGACAAGAAGTGCGCAACGTTGACGACGCAAACTGCTACGTCGCCGACCGCATCCTGCGCCTCTGCACGGTTGTTCTTGATCACCGCATCACACATCTCGCCGACCTCACTAACCGCCTTGAGTGCCTGCGCCAGGGCGGTGCTGTGCTCGTAGATGCCGCGCTCGGTCGCCCAGCGCTGCACGTTTTGTTGGAACTGTTCGAATCGGGTCATGGGTTATGCGCTCTCGATGGTTAGTTTCTGGTCAGCGAAATGCATCACCACTCCGTACGAGCTTGCGAGCACGGAGTGGTGACTTCATCGGGACTCGTACTTTCCGCACACCCAGTGCCTCGGTAAGTTTCGTCTCCAGTTTCTGTACCTTGCCGTCGGCCTGTTCCAGCAGCATCTGCGCGGCGCACAGCTTGGTAGTCGCGTCGTCGAGCTGTTTTTCCAGTTCTGCGATGCGCTCGCCAGGGGTGGCGGGCACCGGCTCGGCGCTGCGTAACTCTTCTCGAATCGCCGCAGCCGTCGGACCGTCGGGGTAGAGGCGCAAAACAGCCTCATCGAGCTCAGTATCGCGTTTCACCCGTCCTACCTTCTGAAAGCCCTCCCCGAGCGAGTAGCAGACGCGCGCGTTCCGGTCCAATTCGTTCAGCACCTTGCAGACCTGCTCGGCGTGCTGCGTCCAGCCGTTGTCGGGCATGCCGGCAGGGCGGCGAATTACGGTACTGAGGTGGCGCCCGGTCGGGCTGCTGGTGACGATAGCGTCGTCGGTGTAGGAGAACATGCGGGTAACTCCGTTCGTTGGTAAGTGGGCGCAGTATGCGTCACGCTTCGGTGTCTGTCAACACCCCAGACGGCCCGTTCCCCGAACCGACGAAATCGACCCGTGTCTGTTCGGGGTCGCGCCACTCGGCAGTCGGGCCGGTCAGCGCGATGTGCTCGACGGCAATACGCCGGGCGCAGGTCCGGCAGGCCGCCCGGATATGCAGCGTGCGGCCCGACGGTTGGTGCGTTACGTTGAAGAGGGGCATATTCAGAGTCCAGGTTTCAGCATCGGTGCCGGCCGAACGACGGGGGCAAAGGCCGCACGGTCGACCAGGGTGCGCATCTGCTCAGCGTTTACGGCGGCCAGTTGCAGCACCGCGATTTCCATGGCCTCGACGTAGCCGACCTGTTCGTACTGCTGCATGCGCAGCGCGTTTTTCACGATGTGGTTTTCGTGGCTCAGTGCCTCGATTGCGAGGCGGTTGGCGGTCGGCTCGCCTTTGATGCGTTCATAGGTCATGCCTTTTCTCCCACCGGCCAACGCTTCACACGAAGCGCCGGGCGGATCAGATAGTTTAGGGTGAACCAGGTGATGGCCATTGGTTAGCCCTCATCGTCGGAGCAGGGCCGAAACCCGCCGGCGTAAGCTTCGATACGGTCCTCATCAATGAAAAATATCGCCCATCCCTGATGATGCGCGACTACCGTACCCACATACCACCCCAAGTCTCGGTATTCGTGTTCGCATACCGTCCCTACTGCCGGCAAGCCAGTCATTCCGCACCCCCTACCGCCGCAGCGATCGTCGCTTCGAACCGTGCGGCCAGTGCTGCGTTGACTTCGCCGTCGAGCTTGCGCAACTGGGCTGCGGCGTCGGTCAGGTCTGCGAGTAGGATCGGTGCCGCCAGTAGTAACGCCGCGTTCGCCCGAGCAACCTCAATAGGAACCCCGGTCCCGGGTCCGTATACCTCGGCGAAACACCAGTCATCGCCCTGGTGGTGCCGGTTAACCAGCGAGAAGCTGCCGGACTCTTCCTCGATTTCCCACGGCAAAGGTGTGTGCTTGCCCATTTCGATAACTCCGTTTCGTTAGGTGTGAGCGCAGAATACGGTTAGTTGTACCGACTGTCAACCGCGTTTTCGCATGAATACTCGGGACTGCGGTTTGCTCTCCGGTACCAGTTCGTCGACGGCGTCTAGCAGCGGGTCGACCTGGTCGTCATGCTTGCCGTTCGGGAACACCGTCGTTTCGGCCAGCAGTTCGGACAGGAACGTCGCGTTGGCCGGCAGGAACACACGGCCCGTCTCGATGATAGGCGCCACGTCGTACGCTCGGGTGACCTTGTCTTTCTCGCGCTGGATGGCGACCACTGGCACTTGGTGCGGTCGGGCTTTCATCGTCTGGATAAGGCCCGTGCCGCTCGATTTGTCCTCGACCTTGAACGCTCGCAGTACCGAACCGTCCGGCCAACGTGCCTTGTGCTTGTTCCAGAAGGCCAGGGCCTGGGTGAGCAGCTGTGGCGCTTCCCACTTGCCACGCAACTGGTCGAGTAGATACGCCTTTTCGTCGTGCGTGTAGCCCCAGCATTGGAACACCGAATAGTCATTCTCCTGGCCGGTCTTCTGGGCCGTGTCGGCGAACATCAGGCGATGCGTGAACGGTGGGGCCTCGTCGTAGTACGACCACCAATCGTCCTTGAGCAGGCCGCCGCCGATCGGCGCGGGGCGCTGGCGGTACTGGCCGGCGAAGACGTACGGGTTAGCTTTTTCCATCCGCTGCAGGTTGGCCAGCTCGAACTGTTCGGGCCAGAACGACTCGCCGTCGTCGGTAATGGCCGGGATGCAGACATGCTCCCAGTGCTCGCCGTTACCGCCGTCCAGCAGCCAGCCCGACAGGTCGGCCTCGTGCAGGCGCTGCATGATCACGATGATCGGGGTGTCGTTGCTGTTCTTCCGGCTCTCCATCGTCGTGCTGAACCAATCGATCACGTTTTGCCGCATCGTATCACTGGTCGCTTCGGAGGCCTTGTGCGGGTCGTCGATGATGATGGCCCCGCCGAACGTCTCGCGCATCTTGCCAGCACCGTAGCCGGTGATCGTGCCGTCGGCACCGGTGGAGTAGACGATACCGCCCGTGGCGGTGCGCCACTCGTCCTTGGCGTTCGAGTCGCTGCGCAAGTCCGGCGCACCGAATATCTCGGCGTGAGCCTCGTGCTCGACCAGTGCCCGGGTCGCCCAGGTGTTGGTGGTGGCCAAGCGCTTGGCGTAGGAGGCGTGGATAAACTCGCAGTCCGGCCAGTTGCCCATGCACCAGGCCATGAAGTTGATCACGGCCAGTTCTGTTTTGCCCGAGCGCGGCGGTACGTTGATGATCAGCCGTTTCGTACGGCCCAGTACGACGCGCTCCAGGGCGTTGCATATCGTCACCTGGTGCGCGTTGAACTTCAGCTCGGCGCCCTTGCGCGCACGGAACATGTACTGCGCGTACGCCAGTAGGTCCGTGCGGTACGTCGCGATTTCGTCAGCGGTCAAGGGCATGCTTGCGCGCCAGTGCGTCGAGAACGGCCAATCCGGCACTCGCCGGGTCTACGTCATTGCCCGCACTGTCAGTCTGCGCGACCTTAGTCGGCGCTTCCCAGCCCTGAATCTTGGCGAGCTGCTGCAACGCTTGGAGCTGTGAGTGCGTTTTGATCTTCGGCCCATGCTTGCCGACTTCAAGTTCGGAAATAAGGGCCAGGGCGGCCGGGTCCTGCTGCGCCGAGTCGCGGATGTTCCAGACAGTTTGGGTGGCCAATACCTCGCCGGTCTCCTCGTCCACTTTGACCGGAACCTTCTCGAAGTCCACCAGGGCGCTCAGGGGCGTTCTGGCGATGCGCGAGAGCATTTCCAATGCCTCGGCACGGCTCATGACCGCGGACGTCACAGCGGCCTGCTGCAGGCCCTCCAGCGCGGCCCGCACCTTCGCATTGCTAAGCATCGTAGAAACGCACGTATCTGCCGTCGTGTCGTTCTTCGCCGTGCCGCCGGCCGCCCGGTAGGCCTGCCGCTGCGTCATGCCTGCAACCAGGTTTGTAACGACGGCGCGCTGCAAACGGGTTAGGGGCTCTAACAGCGCCAGTTGATCGGGAGTCATTGTGCGGTTCCTTTTTGAGATTCCCACCATTCTAACCCCTCCTGCAGCGCGGCGCGAAGGTCTCGCGCTTCCTCGGGCGTTTCAACGACGGCTGTGCGGTGGCGACGGGTCGGGTTTCCGAAGTACACGCTGCCTTGGTAGCCGCGGTGCCGGCCGGTACGCTGATCGCGAATCACCGAAACGCCCGGGTATTTCCCCTCGTGCGTCAGCTCAGTCGCGCCCGGAGCGTACAGGTTGTCGATTCGGTTGTCCGTCGGGTCGCCGTTTCGGTAGCGCACCTGCCCGGGCAGAAAGCCGTAGTGCAGCGCCCAGCAAACGCGACCCATCGAGTGCATTTTCCCGCGCAGCGAGAAGACCAGGGGGCCGCCGGCGTATTTGCGCGTACCTTTGATGCGTTCGCGGCCGCGCATCAGCCGCCCGGTAAGCGGGTCATATTTCAGCAGCGCTTGTAGAATCGGTATGTCGAGCATGCAAAAACTCCTAGATTTTGCGGAATTCTAACACGCGCTGTCTGAAAGGGATAGGTGTGGTTACAATAAGGGATCTCAACCCTATCTCTCCCTCAGCATTTACGGGGCTTTGGTCGATAGTCTTGCGGTAAGGGAGAGATGCGAGGTGGTTTTTCTACGCTTCTGGTAAACCACTTATTGGGGTTATGCACCGTTTACATTATGTATATATCATAACTTATCAATATAGAAGTATATATTCCATACCTATAAGACATACGCGAGCCCGCAGAATCACTGGGCTCCGGCGGGTAGAGATGGAATCGTGCAGTCCCGTACCATCTCTACCTAGACCGGCCTCATCCCTACCCTAGTACGCCCCTCACCACGTACCGATCTGCCCGAAAAAGCCGTTTTCGCGTTTTTGCCACGACGGCAAATTCAAAAACAACCCCCAGCAGTTCTACCGGCCGTCCCGTCTGCCAGTGCTGCTCAAGCGCCGGGATCGCCTCGGGCCCCACCTCCACCATCGTATAGCGCGGCTCGGGCGACGGGTGCCGCTCGTGGAATGTGTCGACCCGGCACGGCGCGTGCTGCTGGTTGAAATCGTAAAAGCACAGTTCGGGGATTTTCATTGCATCAGGTCCTTCATCAGTTGACGAATAGTCGCGCGCAGCTTTTCGATTTCGGCGTTGCGTTCTGCTAGTAGCCCCTGCGCGGCCTTCAGTTCGGCCTTGAGCCAATCCGTTTTGCCGAAGCCTGCGTTTTCCAGGGCTTTCACGGCCTGAATGCGGTCGGGGGCTGTCAGAATGCCCTTGAACGCCTCCCCTGCCTCCTTTCGCTCTGCCCGGTTCATGCGTTTCGCTCCAGCCATTCGTCCAACGCATCGCGCAGCTCTGCGACCGTGTCGGGATTCTCAAGGAAGACAGACGCCTGTTCACCGTGGCTAGCCTCGACCGTTATCAGGATCGAATCACCCTCAAGGTCTAACCGCATCTCGTCTCGGGATTTCTCGCACGCTATGTACAGTTCTTTCATTCCTGCAGTTCCTCTTCCAATTGACGCCAGAGCGCCGGGTGTGAACAGTCTCGCAGTACGTCCAGCAGCGCCAGAGCCTCAGCCCGATACACCGGCCAGAACTTCGGGTCGTGCTCACGGATCGACCGCGTGTTGCTGATCAGGTCGGCGAGTTTCACCGACTGCGAAAGCGGGTGCACTTGGGCGAGCCGCTCACACTCTCGGGCTTTTCGGTATGCGCGGTTTCCCGAGAAAGCAGGCACCTGATCTGTCAGGTCGTGTACGTGCCAGGCGACGCCGGGGCCGAATACACGGTTGATTGTCGAGTGGTCAATGCGCGTATCCTCAACCACGTCATGCAACCACGCGGCGGCCAGCATCGCATCGTCGGTCACCCCAGCCCGCTTGAGCAGTGCGACGACCTCTGCCGGGTGCTCGATGTACGGCTCACCGGTGTACCGCCGCACCTGCCCAGTGGCCCCGTGTGCGGCCTGCGCGAACAGTCGGGCCATGCGTACCAGGCGGCTCATTTGAGCGCCGCCCGTGCTTGCCAGGCCTGCCAGCAGTCCTCATCTTCCTGCAATACATAGCGAGCGGACTCTTTGTTGAAACCGACATTCAAAACGTGCGGACGGCTACGGAGCCAGTTTTCGAAAAGGGCCCGTTCATCCAGAGGGCCCGGCAAGTTCTCGCAGAACTGCCTGCCGAACTGTAGCAACTGCGGTCCACTCAACGGCACGTCACCCCGAATCATGCCCGCCGCTACCAGGATTTCGCCGAGCACTTGCCCGAGCTGATCAATTTGACCGTCCCGCTCGTTCAGCAGCGCTTGCAGTGCGTCCCGCTCGGCCATAAACCGTTCTGCTCTTTCTTCCGCCACAGCGAGTGACCGGTAAGCCAACGCAAGTTTTCCAGTCGGTGCTTTCATCGCATAAATCTCCGTTCCAGTTTCTCAATCGCCGCCCGCACACGTGCAGCGGCTGTTCGTTTGCATTGCGCCTCATACTCGTTCGGCGCGGTCGGATCGAGCCAATCGTCCTGAGCAGGACCGGCGGTCGGCCGGTCCCACTCGCGCGCCTGGGCGCTGTCGGCATGATCAGTCGAAGGATTGCCCATTGCGCAGCGCCTCACAAATTGCGGATACGCACTCCGGACAGGCTACCAGGCGGCCGCCATTTCGCCCGTTCATCGCTGCGTGGCCTATGTCGACGAACGAGAATTCGAACGTTTCGATTCGACAACCGCACCAAGATAGCCCGGTGTTGTCGAGGTGCGCATCGTTGATGCACTTAACCCATTCAGGCCTGTCAGTCATGGCGCCATCACTCCCGTTTCAGCCACTTGATAGGTAACCGCAAACGCCAGTGTGCTGCGGTCTGCGAAAATGAACACCTTGCGATGCGCCGACGGCTTCGACGTGTATGCGCAGACCGCGACGGCTGCTTCGTACGGGTTGTCGGCCTGGGCGCATTGCTCGGCGATGGTTTGATTGTCAGTCATGGCGCCGGCCGCCAGGGTTTCGCCGGTGTGCAGAAATGGGTTTCAGCCACCAAGGCCAGCTCCTCGCACACTGCGGTCAAGGGGAGGGGCCGCGACAGCACCGCCCGACAGTGACTACAAAAGACGACCGCGCTGCGGGCCGGTCCGCGCCCTCCGACCGCCCAGGTTAGGTCGCTCACTGCGCCGCCTCCAGGTCCGTCAAGCTCACTTGAGCGCCGGTGACGTTGACGGTCTTGAACCAAATGAAGCACTTACCCGCACGGTGGGCATTTTCCTTGTTGAACCAGCCGGTCTTGCCGACGTGGGTGCCGCTGATTACTTTGATTTCTTGACCGTTAGTGAAATTAGCCATTTTAAGTAACTCCGTTTCGTTGAATGTGCGCTCATTATGCGGCCCGTTTTATTTCCTGTCAAACGAAAAAGCGCCCGGTTAGGGGCGCCATTCGTCAGCTCTTTTTAACACACCACTTCGTCACCCCGCCCTTACCCACCCCGCCGGCCGTGAAGTGCATACCGTCGACCTTGCGGCCTTTCATGCGCCGCAGCCAGTAGCCGAACTGCGCCGGGTCCTGGCGGCCTTTGAACGTGGTGATCAGCCCGTACACCTCCTGCCACTCGGCGGCCACCTCGCCCTCAAACGGATGCGCTGCCAGATCGCGCAGCAGCATGGCGTCGTCGCCGAACCGGTCGTACCACACGGTCAGCATGCGGCGCAGCAGCATCGTCTCGCCGTCTTCGGCCTGGGCCTCTTTCAGCGTCTGCAGCGGGTCAGCGAAGCCGAGCCATAACACGCAGTTGCGCACCATGCGGTTCCACTGCTCAAACGACGCCATGCCCTCACGGCTCTGCAACGGCATGCCAGCCGCCTGATACGAGACGATCAGGTCGAGCAGGTCCGCCCGGTATTCAGCCAGCCCGGACCGTATGACCTCGCGCGGATCGAAGTCGTGCCGCTGGGTCTCAGGGTTCTCCGGGCTGTCTAGCACGATCGACAGCACCCGGCGCACCACGTCGCCGCGGAGCTCGACGTTGTTGCCGTTCAGCACCCACAGCGCCCGGTTGCTGACCGACACCAGTTTCATGCCGCCCAGGCCGCGCGCCCGGTACGACTCACTGGTCATGGCCGAGCAGAACGTGGCGTTTGGCTTGAGCACCGACATGACGTTGTCGAACAGCACGCCCCGTGGGCCTTCGAGCAGCATCGAAATCAGCGTCTTGCCCTGCTCGGCTGGATCATCGGGCAGGGTGAGCGGCGCGGTCGACCCGGTGGCAGCGATCATCAGTGCCTCGGACAGCAGCGTTTTGCCCGTGCCGTGCACCTGGGCGTTGACCAGAAACGCCGGGGCCGTGTCCAGGGCCGGCCGTACGACAGCCGTGAGTAGCGCGGATAGCAGCGTACCCACCGCCGACTGATTGGCGAACGGGAACTCGCGGAACGGCCACAGTACTCGGGCTTTAGCCGCCTCAAGCTCAGCACCGGCCAGCGCCCGCGGCTCACGAATCGGCGCGCCCAGTAGGTACAATCCGGTGGCCACGTCCAGGCCCTGCTCGGTGATCACCGAACCGTCAGGCCGTGCGGTAGGCATCGGTACGGCGGCCTTGATCGACCGCACGCCGGGGTACTCGCCGTGACCCAGTAGGCGGCGCGCCAGGGTCTCGGGGCACTTGGCCGCCGCGCCCTTACCGCCCTTGGTAAGCTGCAGGTATGTTTCCAGCAAGTGCGACAGGCTGTGCACGTCATGGTCGAGGATTCGACCGTCAGCGGTGACCCGCACGAGCAGTCCGTCTCGTTCGAACAGGCCGGGCAGGTGCTGGAACATGCCGAGGCACACCCGGAACGCGTGCACCAGCGTACCGTCGTCCACTGGCACTGCCGGCTGATCGGCCATGACTATCGCCTGCTCGGGCGTTTTCGGCTTGACCGTGTACCAGGTGGTGCATCCGGCACAGGCCCGGGCCACTGCCTGCTCGTCGACTGGTCGGCCACTTAGGCTTAGGATTTCCGCCACGCGCTCGCAGTTACTGCCGCAGCGCCACGCCAGATCATCCAGCACGTCAGCGCCAGCCTGCCAGCGCGCAGCAAACCCGCGGTGATCGTCGGCCAGCATGTCGCCCAGAATATCCATGGCGGGGGCGTCGGCCTTGAAGTTGGCCACCGGCTCAGTCGTCCAGACCACGGCAGCCGGCGCGGGCAGTTCGGCAGGTACGCCAGCGGCGGTAAACGCTGCCAGCGGGTCGACCTGGTTCTGCTCAGCGGTGAGCCCGGCGTCGTGCAGCAGGCTGCCGAGGGTGCGTGCGTTCGAAGCGTCGCTGTTCCAGGTTTCCCACTTGTCGGCGAACTGCCCGTCGTCGTGGCGCGGATCCTGCTCGGACCATTGGCGGACCAGTTCAAAGCCAACACCCTCAGCACCCTCGGTCGTGTCCTCCCAGTGTTTCACTGAGGCCATGGCGTTGACCCACTGGTGATAGTCGGTCGGGTCGAGCCGTGCCAGCGCTTCAGTAATGCGAGCAGTGTCGGCCAGGGTGCCGCCGGTCGGCGCGGTACGCTCGCGCGGTTTGCAACGGCGGATGAGGTACTCAGGTATTGGCGCCGGCGCGGCGTCGGGGCCGTTCACCCACTCGTAGCGCTTGCCGTTCGGGTGCAGCGACGGCGGCAGGGCAACATAGCCGTTGTACTTGCCGTCCACGCCCTGCGCCGGCGCACCGGAGTAGCGGACGGTCGGATCGTTCGGCGCGACCAGCCAGTCGTGGTACCCGCCGCCAGGGCTGAGCACACGCATAGGCGAGCAGATGTTCGGGTCGCCCACGCCGCCGTTACGCGGGTCAACGTCGTAGACGTACAGACCGCCGCAACTGGCCGACGGTTTGCAGCCGATGTTAGCGTCAGGGTTGGCGGTCCACCACGCATCGATACGGGCAAGGTCGGTAGTCGCCTCGGTCGAACCGTGCGAGTCCGCGAAGGGCGATTTAGTGCCGGGAACGAGCGGGAAAATAGCGAAGCCCCGCCCGGCGTAGTAGCGGGCCCACTGGTGAAGGGGGCTCATGCCTCAGACTGCCGTTCGTGCAGCATCATCGCGTAGTTCCCCACGCTCGCGTAGTCCTGCTGAGTGGCGGCCCGTGCGAGCAGGTCGTGCAGCTCATCCACTGGGCAGCCCTCCCAGCCGTGTTTACCTTCTGCTCGCCCCTTGGCCATCTTGTCGCGCATGGCGCTGGTGAAACGGGTAATCGCTGCGTCGTCGGCCGTCATGCTGCACCCGGTGGCGGCCAGTACGGCAGACACGTCGAAGCGCATCAGGTCGCCGAAGCGGTGGTGCGGGATAGAGCCCTGCGCGGCCAGGCGCTGAACGTGCCGGACGGACAGCCCCAGCAGCTCGGCAAGTTGTTTAGCGTCAACAAAAGTCACAATGCGTCCTCCGCGTTATTTTGCGACATGGTACAGACGAAGAAAACCCGGCGCAAGGG